TCCATAAAACCGATCCAGAGTTCAGAAAGTGGGCGGACGAAGTGTCTCGCAAGCAGCAGATAAACCAAGCCAGGACATATCTTCCTCTAAATCCATTTATCGGGGTTCAGGATAACGACATCGAGGACTTTGTAAATTCCTTCGAGGACATGGCGGGAATGTTCATGCCGAGCGGAGACAACAAAGACATCGAACAGCTTTTCGGGAGGTTTTAATGGGCGGTTTCATAATGGAAGCCCTGGGAAAAGGCGCATGGAACGTCGGCAAGAAACTCCTCGGCGAAGAGGGGGCTACGCTTCTTGGAAAAGCTACTAAAAGCGCGATTGAAAGAGCGCGTCTCAACATGGAGCCCGTCCGCTATGTTTTGGACGGAACAGAATTGTATCCAAAATTAAGAGGGGCGCAGAATCAAGCCCACGCAGGTTTCCTGGAAGTCCACAAGGCCGTTGACGAAGCGTCTAAATACCTCAACATTCTTAAACCAGAAGAAGCTATTGAAAGAGCGCATCGAGTCGGAAGGCTCATCGAGGGCAAGACCGGAGGGGTTGATCCGTCTTTGCTAACGGAGCAAGACATAAACCTCGCCAAGGTTTTGAAAGACAAGTGGAAATACTACCACGATGTTCACGGAGAAACCCTTGGAATTAAAGGAGAGCTTCAGAACTACATGACGCACGTCTTTAATAAGCCCCCGGAATACGCCGCCGAAATAGAGTCTGCTATCGGGAGAGGGCCGGGGTTCAGGTGGGCCAAAAGCAGAACAGGAGCAGAGGGATACGAAAAGAACCCGGTAACCGCCTTCCTGACTTACGCCAACGACGCGGAAAGAAAGATCGCCTTTCAACCAGCAGTAGATCACGTCAGAGATAACATCGTCGGAAACTCCAATGTCAGCTTGAACCTTCAGAACTATACTCAGAGGCTGATGGACTACATTCTAAGGCCGAAAGATCCTCTGTCGCAATGGGAGAGAAACGCACAGCCATTTGTCAGAGAGGCAACAAGGCTTGTGATGTCCGGGGCGCTTGGATCTCCAGGATCGGCGTTCACCAACTTTTTTCAGCAGGGAAATACTCTTGTTGAGCTTGGGCCAAAGTATTTTGCCCCAGCGTTGAAAAAAGTCGTATTTAAACAGGTAAGCCCAGAGATTGAAGACGCATTGAAGCGAAGGGGATTACTTGAAGACTTGCTTCCACATGAAATACTTGGAGATCAGAGTAAAACTGGTTTTGGATCAGGCACTATCGCAAGAGGACTTCATAAAGCGGAAGACGTTGCAATGAAACCGTTTCAAATGGCGGAGATTCCGAACAGGAAAGTTGCCTTTGTCGGAGCTTACGACAAGGCAATGGATCTGGCAAAAGACCCAAAAACTCGGGCACAACTACTCAAAGACGTTCTGAGTGACGACGCCAAGATCATAAAAGGGCATTGGACGGCTGGCAATATGAAAGCGGCGGCGGAACAGTATGCCGAAGCAATAACAGGGAAGACTCAATACTTTTATGGCTCCATAGACACCCCCATGATGATGCGTCACCCTCTAGGGAAAGTAGCGACAATGTTCTGGAGCTTTCCGATCAACACCTTCGAGATGTTGGCCCACGACATTAAGGGAGGAAACTGGACGAAGGCCGGGATGTATGCGCTTTATTTGGCGGCCATTCTTCATGCCTTCAAGGGCCTTGGGTTGGACGTTTCCTCAAAGGTTGGCATGGGGGTTCTCCCTACAGGCATTTCTCCGATCCTGAATAGCTTCTACCAGCTTGGAAGCGCGATGAAAAACTGGGCCGAAGGCGATGAATACAGTTCACATAAGGCGTTCAAGGAGTTCGCTCGATTAGCCCCCCTGTGGGTTCCCGGAGGAAGGTTCGGGGCCAAGATATTCAAGTCCATCAAGAAGGGCATAGACGAAGGGGAATGGGATCCGTTTGTCGAGGTTCCTCAGATGTTCGACTTCCCCAACTTAGACATGAAAGAAATGCGAGAGGCGGCTTGGAAAGCCAAAAACCCGACGAGAAGAAACCTGTTCGAGAAAGCGGGAAGCAAGGCGCAGGAATACCTTGACGCGATCCAGGGAGGGGACGAAAAACCTCTATTCAAAAACACTCCAGGAGGACAACCTTGAAAATATTGATCTACTCCAAAGAGGGCGACTCTCTGTTCATGGTTCCTCGGCTACAGCGCGAGGGGCATAGTGTTTGCGTCTTCATCAAAGAGAAGGATCATCGGAGGGCTTATGAAGGCATGACCGAGAAAGTAAATACTCTCGAAGACGGCCTGAGGACAAACCCGGATGTTGTGTTTTTTGACATGGTAGGCGACGGGAAGATCGCAGACTACTTGAAGAGAACCTACAACGTCGTTGGCGGAGGGGCGTTTAACGACAGGGCGGAACTAGATCGGGCCTACGGAATGAAGCTGATGAAGATAGCGGGGATAAACTTCCCCGAAACCCATGAGTTTAATTCCCCCAAAGAAGCCATTCGTTTCGTCGAACAAAACCCGGAAAGATACGTCGTTAAGGTTGACGACAACCAGAGTTGCTTCACGTCCTACGTCTCCGACTCCCCGGAAGACATGATCGAGATGATCGAACACATGGAAAGAGAGAAGCTATTTGACTCCAAAAAAGGCTTCGTCCTGCAAGTATTTGTCGAGGGAATAGAAATAAGCACCGCAGGCACCTTCGACGGAAACGACTTCGTTCCACAGTCCTTTAACCACACAATAGAAGAAAAGAAGTTTATGACGGGAGGACTCGGATCAACTACGGGATCAGAGGGATCCCTTGTGTTCTTTAACGACGATCCTTCCGATAGGCTTGTAAAAAACCTGAAGCGCATGACTTCTATTCTCAGGGCCAACAACTACCGGGGCGAAATAGACTTGAATACCATCGTGGATGGCAAGGGCAAGCCCTGGGCGCTCGAATTTTGTTCGCGCACTGGGTATTGCGCCCTAGAAAACGAACTCGCCCTCTTCAAGGGAGACTGGGGAGAATTCCTTGTCTCTCTCGGAAGAGGCAAAGTCGGAGATGTCGAGTTCTCCCAAGACTACTGCATCGCCCTCCGGGTTTCAATTCCTCCATATCCTCACATGGAATTCCCTCCCGGTATGCCAAAGGGACTCAAAGACAAGTGCAGAGAGGCCCTGCTTGAACGAGCTAAAAACGTCAAAATAGAAGGCTTCGAGGGGTTCGAGGAGAGTTGCTACTGGCTGGATGTCTTCGTGGACTCAGAAGGCGATCTGAGGTGCGCCGGAGACGACGGAGTAATTGGAAGTCTATGCGCCACGGGAGAGACTATCGAAGCCGCAAGGCATGGGGCTTACGATATGCTGAAGTTGCTCAAAGTTCCTAATAAGCAGGCCAGAATTGATATTGGCCGGCGGGCAATAAAACAGATCCCGGAGCTTCATAAGTTCGGGATGCTGAAGAATAGGAGGGTGAAATAAGATGCCCCTAAAAAGAGGTTCGTCCAAAAAGGTGCGTTCAGAAAATATCGGAGAGATGCTTCATAAGTTTAAGGCAACCGGAAAGATCGGCAATGCTCATCCGAAAAGCATGGCCCAGGCAAAGAAGATAGCGGCAGCGGCGGCTTACGCCAAGTCGAAAAAGAAGAAAAAATGATGGATATAGGAGTATTAAAGGTTCTCGCTGACTTCGGAATAGCCGGGATTGGTTTTGGGCTTTTTGTCTGGTTCGAATTAACCACGTGGAAAAACAGGGAAGAAAGTCAGCGCAAAGACAAATGCGATCTGTTGGCCGTCCTTAAAGCCAACACTGAGGCCATGACTGTCCTGGGGGAGGCCATAAAGGGAGTAAAAGAGATCATTCTCTTTGTAGGAGGGAAAGATGCCCAAAAATAGCCATGCAATTTTCTTCAGCAACGCCCTGATAGCGGCGAGTTCCTTCAAGGCAGAAGCAAAGGCTTTTGTAGAGATGGTTGCCGACGGCCTTAGCCAGATGAGGGAGAGAGTCGAAAAGATGCCCTCCGGGGTTAAATGCCCGCAATGCGGGGAAAAATACCTGGACGAGGATTTCTCCTGCGAGTGCGGTTTCAAATTCAACCCGCCTAAAAAACGGGTTTCAGATACGAAAAAGTCCGAAAGGAGGGATAGCGCAGGAGATTGACTTCGGCATCGGTTCCCGGAAAGCACAAAAACAAGGAGGAATGTAAAGTGAAAAGTTTGAAATTAAAAGTCCTTTCCCTTATTCTGATCCTGGGGTTCGTGGTATCCGCCGCGATGCCCTCTCATGCCATCTGGTATTCCATCGAACAGCTCATCATGCAGATGCGCTCTCCGGTAGCAACGGCCGTGGCGACTACCGGCCTTTTGGTTGTTGGATCCGACGGAACCAACGCCCGGGCGTTCAAGACCGACTCCAACGGAGAATTACAGGTTGACGTTCTGACCATGCCCGCCATCGATGTGTTGTCTCTGCCCGCCATAACCGGAGCTGTTACTGCCAATGCAGGAACAAACCTCAATACCTCACTATTGGCGCTGGAAACAGGAGGAAACCTTGATACTATTGCAACAAACACAGGAACTATTGCAGGATTCACCTGTAATACCGGGGCTATTGCAGGAACTGTAACAGCAAACGCAGGAACGAATCTTAACACTTCTTTGCTTGCCCTGGAAACTGGTGGAAACTTAGCAACTATCGCGGGCAAGGACTTCGCCACTCAGACTACCCTCTCCGCGATGAATGCAAAATTTACTGCTGGCACCGATATTGGGCGCGTTGGTATCGTTGTTGCCGACTTGGCTAAAATTGTTGATCCATACAGCCAATATACATTTGTTGCCACGGGATCCATTGCTTCCGGGGCGGAAATGCTTCCAGCCCTCACAGGGGGAAAGAAATACAGGATCCACAGAATAATTCAGTCAAATTCAACGTCATCAACAACAACTCTAAGCGATTCTGCGGGTGTGTTTTTATGCAACTACTTCATTGATCTTCAGCTTGGAACATCAGGCAGTTTTACACAGGCAACAGCAGATACGAATATTACTGCTACGTCCAGCGGCGGACAGCCTTCTTACTTCTGGATCTGGTACGAACAGATATAAACCATAATCCCAGAAACACGACTCAAAAGGGGCCTTCTTGGCCCCTTTCTTTATTTACGGTAATCATTCAAGAGGCTTCCTCATCGTTTTTGCCTATGCCAGAAGGCTAGGGGCTAGTATCCCGGAATAGCTTGCGATCTCTCCGGTAAACAATACTATGTCCTCTCCGTTCTCGCCATGAATAGATCTGCAGTCCATCCAAGGGCTATTGAAATTTTCCTCGTCAAATGCGTCAAACTAGATGGCGCTCTTTAGGTATAAAAACGCCACAAAGGCACTCGCAATAAGGCCGCCCAACAATCCAATAAAGTATTCCATTACTCCTCCCACTCCCGCGAAGGCCCAACATCCACGTGGACAAATTCTTGCGCGTAGTATCTGCCTATTCCTCCGAAGCCCACTTTCTTGGCTAAGTTCGCCAGAGAGTCAACGTCGGCCTCTTTTAGCCAGATGTCGGCGGCCATGTCCTGAGTATGGTAACTGTTCGGGGCGCTACCCGGAATTTCGGCATTGTGTTTTGGGCAACGATACGCGCAACTGAAGTGAATATCATAGGGTTTTTTGTATTTGTCCTTGATGGCCTGCCATAAAGCTTCCAGCTTTTCCAAGAGTTTTTTCAGGTTCTCCGGGTATGGCCCAATGTTCCCACAGCATCGGCATTGAAGCTGACTTCTCATAAAGTGCTTGGACAAAGGGTAGTCTTTCATGCCATCCTCCTTGCAGTATATTCTATGACTTCTGCCATTGTCTCGACTGAGTATCCCTCTGGCAAGATGAAATTGGCCGGCGAAAGGTAGGAGATATTGTCCAAGAACTTCTTTCTCATGCGGCAGAGAATATTTGGCGTTAGAAACTCCTTTTCTTCGTCCGTTCCAAACTGCGCGACTTCGGCCCGGATCGAGTCTGGAGAGTAGTCCGCGAAGATCGAAGCATCCGGGGTTAGCGCCTCTCCGAATTGGCGCGTGATGTTGAAAAGGTAATTGTCGTAAAGCATGTAGTCCGGCCGGGTTAGGAGTCCCGTCTCCAGAAGAAGCTCTGCCGTGATAAATTTGTCGGCCATGATGGACCCGCCGACGAAGTAGATCCCCTTGTTCGAGGAACGAAGCATAAGCATTTGAACAACCCTGGGAGAAGTCAGGCCGATCATTTCCAAGTGGTTCAGCGGCCGCCTATAAGGAGGGAGAAACATAATAATTCCTCGTCCTCCGGGTATGGGATCCTCAAAAGCCATGTTTCCACGTCGAATAAGTTCCGCGATCAAGTCGTCTCCGTTGGCGCGAGGGAGGGAGTGAAGGGAAAGGATCATGCCGCCTTCATCTCCTGCGCTTTTTTAGTTAGGAACGATACTATTTCCTTGTAGCATCTGTCTCGCACATATCCCTTTTTTGCCGCCTGCAACTCCTCCCAAAGTTCTTTTCCGCAGTAGCCTTTCATCCACCTGACTTCTTCGGGGTAGTGTTTATCGTATCGGTAGTGACAGTCTCCACATAGGCGAGTCCCGTTTCTTGGATCATGCCTTGTTTTTCGGTGCCTGCGTGGAACGATATGCGCGGAAGTTACTTGCCATGTCGAACCGCACTTTTTACAGCAGGGGCCATCTCGTTCTGCTATTATGCGACCCCAGAGAAGATCAAGACTCTTTTCTTCGCTGGAAGTCATCGCCCCACCCCTCCCCTCTTTACCTCTCCCGGCGTCAGCGTCCCGGTGAGTTCCTCCGGCAACCGCTCTAAAATTCTTCCGCATTTCGAACACATTAAGCCGAAGTGGGCAACCGTGCAACCTATTTTCCCTTCGGGGCAACCTGTTATTTCGCTGGTAACTTTCCCGCCGCAAAAGGGACATTGGCCTTCACTCGGCTTGCTGTCTAAATTGTAGCCGGGAAAGAAAACCTCTTTAAACCTGCTGTTTTCGTCTTTTGGCCTTAGTCGCCCGGTCAGCTTGTCCCCCTCCTCCGGCGCTGGCTCCGTCGTTATCACAAGCCGCCCTTCCTTGCGCTGTATTCGCACGGTTTCGGCCAATGCCCCGGTAGCCGTTGCAAACTCTATGCTGAGGCAGTATTCCGTGATGCTCCAGCTTCGCACGTGCAGAGGATCTGCGTGTGCGGAGGGAGTAGGGAGGGGCATCTTGTCTGCTATTAAATTGGCCCTCTCGGGGAATCCCACACCCGTTTCCATGCCATTAACATAAGGCACATAGGGAATGGGTTTTGGGAGCGGCGCGGCGTGGGCCATAGCGCAAACAACGGCCAGAACGAAAAACAACATCATCAAGCCAACGATCCACAGGCGCAACTTGCCGCCCTTTTCCTTCACCTCGCTTTCAATACCGTAGAGGACGGAAAAAAATGTCGCAAAGCATAAAATCATACCCGCAAAAGCGAAAACCTTCCACATCATCCCTCCACCTCCTGAGCCTGCTTCTCGTTCCAGGGGTTCACGTCGGGGTTCGTAACCGCCCCGTCCACGTGCAAGGCAAATTCAATTTCGCCTTCTGGCAGTTCCGGGTGGCCTGTCTCCCTGAGTATTGTCTGCACCTTGTCTGCGATGTCGCGTTTTTGCTGAACTGAAAACATTATGGCGTCACCTCCCAAGCCTCTTCTCTGGCCGTAAGTTCCACCCACGCGTCCTTCTGCTCCAATTTTCTTTTGACCGTCTGCATAAATGTCGGCCAGGCGGCACCCGGCTCTCCATCCGTGCTCTTCGGTATCTCTCGAATGAGCTGCACGCTGTCCGTGTCCACGACCATCTTCCGGTATGGGTAGCTGTCGAACCACTCCTCGTAAAGCCCAAGGAGCTGCTCCATGTATTCCGGATCCATGTCCTTCTCCATCTGCCTGTCGCGCCTGGCCTTTCGATGGAGCAGGGACGGCAGCCCGGCCCGAAGGTAAATCAGCAGATCCGGCGGTTTGAGGATGTTGCACAGCAACTCGAAGTGCGGCAGATAGGTGCGGAAGTAGTCGTCGTCGTCCATGTCTCCGCGCATGTTCTGGAGCTTGGCAAATATGGCGTCCTCATAGATGGAGCGATCCGCGATAATGTCCTTGCCGCTTTTGACGGCGTGGTAATGCTTGTTGAAGCGATCCCAGAGGAAGAAAGACTGGGTGCGGAAGGCAAATTCCTTCGGGTTCTTGTAAAACTTCGCCAGATATGGATGGCCCTTGACTGTCTCGAAAAGGGGCTCATATCCCAGGTCTTTCGCGGCCTCCCGGGTGACGGTTGACTTCCCGGCGGATATACTTCCGCTGACCACTATAAACATAATGCCTCCTCTTTCGCTATCCATACTCCGCGCCGTATATTTATAGCCTCGCCTCTTTTTTTAAGAATGTGCAAAGAAGTTGCTGCCTTGCCCTCTCTGACTAACTTCATGGCCCGCTTTTCGTATCTCGTTGGAACTATAATACATCCTGGGGGTGGAGTCTCGTTTTCCGCTAACATCCTGAGTTCTCCGGTGTCTTCGTGCATTACCCTTTCGCTCCTTTCTTCGTCTCCCGGCGCGGGAGGAAGCGGCCCTGAATACCAAGATCGGTTTCGCCCGTAATTTCAAAGACCCCCCTGTTTTCTAGTAGACGCAAAGCCTTGATTTCACCATTAAAGCAAGTTCGAAAGACGCCGGAGTTTACGGTGACAGCCGGGAAGTTTTCCCTCAGCACCTCCACCAGCGCATCCTCCAGCTCCTCGATCTGCTTGTCCTTGGCTGCGCAGTCGGGGCAGGAGGTAGGCTTCTCTTTTCGCGCATCCATCAAATCGTCCACATCATCCATGAAACTCATCCCTTCCCTCCTTTCTCCGCCAGCTTTATCTTGAAAAGTTGCTCATGCGCCAAATCGAAAACAGTGCAAGCTCTGATATAATTCATTTGAGCTTCCCGAAGGGATCTTCTGGCCGCACAGAAAACCTTATAAGCCCTCTCTGTTTTTGCAGTGGCTTTTTTTATTTTATCTGGCATTGTCTCACCTCTTTCTCTTTCTCTTTCTCTTTCTCTTTCTCTTTCTCTCGCTTTTCGCGAGCAACTGCCACTGCCACATCATATTTTGCGTTTGCCTTAGCCATGGCATCTGCAAATCTTCTCTGTGCATAATCCCATTTATTGCGGGCAAGTAGCCTCGTTTCCTCGGCCTTGTCGAACGCAATTCTTCTTGTTTTATAGGCTTTTTCTACCGCCTTATCAAATTTCGCATCGCTATTCTGGTTCATTTCTCCCTCTCTTTCTCCGCATCCGGTTGGCCGGTGGCGGGCGTTAGTGCCGACATGGCCACGACTCCGCATTTATCCGAAATAAACGCGACAGGACATCCGAAGTTGTTCGGTTCTGGGTATATTTTGGTTACAATATGCCCCGTTGAAGTTACCGCGCCGCCAATAATGCTGTGGTAGTCCACCTTGTCTCCAACTTTTATCACTGCCTCTCCTTTCTCGCCATCGCTTCTTTGGACAGCTTGCTTTTGTAAGCTGCAGGCCGGGACCATGTTCTGACAAACTGCTTCCATTCCCGAGTGTAAATAATTTTCTTCTCGGGCTGGAATAGCTGTGCGAAAGGCATGAAGCCCGCCTCCCATACGGAACGCAACCGGCCCTCATTTTCCTGCATGTCGTCTCCGATCAGGACGTAACAGAAAAGTTTATCTCGCTTGAAGCCCGCTCTGTTTAAAAGTGCCTGCGCTTTTTTAAGCCCCGGCAAGGCCCCTGGAGTATCGCAGGCGAACCACAGGGAACGGATGCTCAGGCTTGCGAGTTCATCGCAAATATCCGGCGTCAACCGCGACGCCTCAAGGCCGCCCTTAAATTCAATTTGCTTTTGCCTGCGAAGCATGGCGAAGACTTTCAGGAGATGCCCAGAGCTACAGGCCAGAATGTTATTATCTTGGATGATGTTTCCGGGCCGGATCTCGAGTTCTCGGAGTTTTCCTTCCCGCTTCGGAACCAAGCAGAACGGGCAGGAGTTAGGACAACCTCTTGAAGTAAGCGTCACGCCTTGGCGAAGATACATTCCAGGAAAAAATTCCCCACCCGGAGAACCCATCGCTGGGCCTCCGATATGAACAGAAGTTGCGTTATAACTCCATTCGTGGGCCAGTCGCGCCGCCTTGTTCAGATCCCAGGTGAAGCAGACTGAAATTCTGGCTTCGTCATATCGCGGCGTGAACATATCCGGTGGGCCGAAATAGGCATCGGGATCCGTCGGCGAAAAGGAAGTTCTGCTTGGAAAAACCCTGGCTATCTTCATTTCGCCCCCACGCATGGCGGAAGCTCCATCCACCAAGCCCACATCTCTTCCCATGACTGCCAGCGGCAATTTCCACGCGCCTTCCTGCTCTCAAAAATCACCTTTGTCGCTTCCTGATATGACCGCGCTATTTTCGGCCATCTCGCCATATCCCGCAGCCGACCTTTTTTACCTGACATCGGACACATCACGCAGCCCAAGCGCTTGAACCCTTCGTCGTAGAGCTTGCAATACGGCAGGTTGTTTTCTCGTATGTATTGCCATATTTCAGTCGTAACCCAGTCAATTATCGGGTGAAGAAACACCTTGCCTTTCTTGCCGCAGGCATCGAACATCTGCCGTTTTTTCCGCGCATTACTTTCCTGCCATCGAATACCGGTTAAGACATAGCGCCCATAGCCGCCTCCTTCTTTAAGGGCTTCACAACAATAGCGGGCCAGTCTCGTGGGCAACATTCTTTTTCTCCGTATAAGTTGCCACATCGTTTCTCTCGGATATTCCGTCTTTACCTCTGGGAAATTATCCCATATAAAGCGCACTAGCTCTGGAGGATCAACTGTCGTAAGGCTGTAATGGGCATCGAATTTTACCCCTGCCGCCTTCGCGAGAGCCAGAAGAACAACGCTATCCTTGCCGCCCGAAAAGGCCAAATAATAACCCTCCTTCGGTTCAAACTCTTGTAAGCGGGAAATGGATATTGCTACTTTATCCACGTATCCAAAAAGCGTATCTTCTCTCAGCATTATCTTTCCTCAGCTACTTTCGGCGGAAGCTCCATTTCTGCAATCCCCCGCAGTATCTCGTAGGCCACTTGCGGGACAATACTGTTTCCCAGCGCCTTCAGTCGGGAAGCTCGGTGAAGCCTTCGAGGTAGCCCATCATGTGCTCTACAAATTCGGGCCAGAGCTTGAAGCCAATGTTCTTTCCAGGGGCCTCTATCTGCTCCGAAAGAGATGGCCCCGCCGTTCTCTCCCGCTCCTCCTGGCATTTTCCCTTGCCGCTCTTGTAGTCTCTCTGTGTCGGCGTCGGAAGCATCTGAATTGCAGTCTGTAGATCCTGGCCACCGTTGCCGTGAATTGCCGGAGAGTTGGCGTTCTGGCTTTTGGGAGTCGGCAGAAGGGAATTTGCTATCGCCAATGTTTTCTGCTCGAAATTCCCGTTGGCCCTCCCATGTGACGCCTCCGAGAATCCGCTCATCGGAGTTGGCAACATCGCCAGCCTCGCCGCCAGGTTCGGCGTAAAGTCCTCCCGACTCTGCGGAGACTGCTTCTCTGCGCGGGGCGTCGGCAGAAGTCCCATCGCTATTCCCTGTAACTGGCTGTTTAGGTTTAGAGGCAAACCCTTGGCCTCGATCCTCTCTTTCCGGGTTTCCCTGCTGGCATAGTTCCCGCGGCTGCACCCCGCATCTGGTGTCCTTAACAAGGCGATCTGCCCCGTCAAGTGTGGTGCCCCTGATGAGTCCCTTGCATGAGGGCCTCCGTGATCCGCATCCCCGGCCTGTGGCGTTCGCAATAATCCAGACTCGATCCCTTCTGTGCGGGGCACCGACGGCACAAGCTGGAATAATAACCGGCCAGACTTCATAGCCTTCGGCCTCCAGGTCAACACACACGCCTTCGAGCTCCATCTCGATGATACCAGCAACATTCTCAGCGACGATCCAAGCGGGCCTTGCTTCGGCAATAACGCGCAACATTTGAGGCCAGAGGTAACGGTCATCTGCCTTGCCTCTTCGCTGTCCGGCGCAGGAAAACGGCTGGCAGGGGAAGCCCCCGGTAAGTAGAGTTGCCCCTCTAAATTTTGTTCCGTCGAAGTCGCGGATGTCACTTTCACAAGGCACCTCCGGCCAATGCTTTTTTAGAACCCTCTGGCAAAATTTATCTTTCTCGCAGAAAACCACAGTCTCGAAACCTGCCCATCCAGCGGCCAGGGAGAAACCGCCGATGCCGCTGAAGAGATCAATATGAGTGAGCATTATCTTTCCTCCGCCAACTTCTTCGGCAGCACCGCAGGTATCGTCCAATCAATGCTTGTCTTCACTCCGCGCCGTAGCTCCCGCAGTTGTGCCTCCTGCACGACAACCAGTCGGGCGGCGTTGCGTGAGATGGCCGCGAGGCGGGTATTTATACTCCAAGACGATAACATTGTCGTAAAAACAAGTATAGCCACTAATAAAAAATCCTGTATTGACAAGCCCTTCATCTCTCAGCCTCCTTGCATTTTGCCTTTGGAAAATGAGAGCAAGGAGGACAGGTGCAAGCAGGTGTTTCATCGTGCTTGACGCTGTGAGTGCAATCTTTTTTCCTTAGTTTGCATTTGCCACTTTTTTTCTTGTCGCATATTTTCATCCCTCAACCTCCTCCCGTTTTTTCATGGCGTTACAGTATTCATCCCACGAATCAAAAACAGAGCCACACTTTTTACATTCTTGCCTAAAAGGACAAGAGAGGCATTTGCGTTCCGCCGTTTTTGTTTTGCAAATTATGTGTTCCATGACTCCTGCCTCGTTGACAACAAGTTGATACGCCACCCGCTTCATCCCTGAAACGCCTCCTTAAACGCCCGCCTCTGCGCTTCGGCTTGTTCTTCAGTCAGGCCCGTAATGACAACCTCGCACCGGGGCCGCGCCTTGTCGAAACAAGGTGGAATTTCCAGCACAAGGAACCTGCTGTCGTCCACGCCGATGCCGTCGCTGATGCCGTCTAACAGGAGCTTATTCAGGTTCGACAAGTCCCGCCTGCGCTTGTCGGGAAGGTAGTAGAGAATGGACACGCGAAGCCACGGGCAGGCGCGAAGACAGGGCCTTGTTCCCCATTCCTCGTCGTCTGACGCCTTGAATGCTTCAACGGCTATCTCCTGCTTAACTTCCTGCCCCTCTGTCGTCAGATACACGCCGCGCCCACCTCTGCGGAGTTTCCAGATGTGGTTCTGCGTTGGGGGCAATGGAAGGCGAAGTCTCAGCGCGTTCACATCCGCCTCCTTATGCAGTCCAGGGTTTCTTCTCGCTGCCGAGTCGTAAGCGCGTTAAATGCTCTTTTGCGCTCCGCCTGCTCACAACTCGAATGAACGAGTGGCCCATCCGGCTTCTGTTCTCCTGGCCAATGCTCAGGAGCCGCATATTTATCCGCGCCCAACTCTCCGCAGAGTCCACATCCAGCGAGTTGAACTTGCAGTTGCTCAAGTCTCTCGCGAAACTCATCCCTCTCCTTACGGCAGACGTCCAGGGCGTCGCAGAGGGTGTAGATGTCAATATGCACATGCGCCTGTTCTCGGGTGCAGCTATTACGCCAAATCTCGTATCTTTTCCGCATCGTCCCCGTATCAATTCCGTCCATCATCTCTCCCCTTTCTCTACCCATCGCTTGCGAACAATATCTGCCTGTATTTTACTTTCGGCGGCTTCGGCGGCATCGGCGGCGGCATAGGCGGCATAGGCGGCATAGGCGGCATAGGTGGCATAGGTGGCATCGGCGGCATTGGCAGCATAGGCGGCATTGGCGAAGGCATGGGCAGCGGCATAGGCGGCATGGGCAGCGGCATAGGCGGCATGGGCGGCGGACTTATTCAACTCTGTTGGAAATTCCAGATATTTTCTTGCCGCCTCAATCGCCAACCTGGGCCGATCTTCACCTGCTGGAACAAACTTCAATGCCCGTTCCGCACAGTCACAGGCAGCGAGAGCAACAGCGTTTTCCTCTGCCTTAGTTTTTGCAATTTTCCCTAAATACCACAGCAACCAATCCCCTCTCTCGCACTCTGCAAAAGCCTGTTTGAAAGTCCTCTTTCCCACCCACTCCACAGCCCCGGAGCAGGCGTCCATTTCCTTGAGTTTTTCCGCAAATGTTTTTTTCATCTCGTCCCCTTTCTTTCCGTCACTTTATTTTCCGCTTCCGCTCCCGGTGCGGTTTTCCGGGCTAGCCCCTCCGCCGAGATCATGTCGCGAGTGGTCAGCGACTCATGGATCGTGGCCCGAACCTCACGTCCGTGTTGATCCGCGAGCTCTGGTTTAACGCCGCGTGTGTCACCTGCTGCAATAATCTCCGCCGCTCGCTCTTCTTCCCGCTCATCCAGAACGCCTGCCACCAATCGTCGAGCGTCCAGATCTCGCCCCTCCAGCCGATCCGCAACAAGCAGGCCCGCATAATGCTTTCTATCGAGCCCGAGAATTGCTCTCGCTGGACTGCGGAGACCTCCGGCCGGCCGACGCGGGCGTAATTGCCGGGTATTTGCCCGAGGTGGATTCTCCGGAGCAAAGCTCTTTTGTGCTCCATGCCGCAGGTCTGGCGCTTCTTGAAGGCGCATAGGTATTCTCCTTGGCGTAGAATTATTTCGGCTCCGCAGATCACGCAGTGTCTCATTTCAGGCGGCCTTCTTTCTCAGGCTTTCTTCTGTTCTCTCAGGCTAGCCCCGGTGAATGTCACCGGCTGGCAGGTGCTTCCGAGTCTGTCCAGTAGCTTTTCCGCGTATCGCCCTTTGAGCGCCGCCGCCGAAAGGTTCGTTGTGGCGATGGTAGAAACCACGCTGTTGTATCTCTCGGAAATTATTGCGTCAACTTTGGTTGTGACCCATCCCTCCGACCTCTCATAGCCCAGATCGTCCAGAACAAGCAGCTTTGACTTCCTGAGCCTCTGTTCGAAGGCTACCCACTCAGCCGGGTTTATTTCCTTCAGGCTGAAAATAGTATCCAGAAGGGAGGGCATGGTAACAAACATTCCATCGAATCCAGCGGTAAGAACCTCCTGGAGGACGGCAACAGCCAGGGTGGTTTTTAGGGTCCCGACGGAGCCCTTCAGTATGAGCCCTTGCCCCTGCTCCAAGTTCTGCTTCAGGTCCCGCGCAAATGCAGTAACCTTCTCCGCCTGTTCTTCCAGGTATGGCGGGACAACAAGTGAGCCGAAATTGGCCTTTTCAAACCGCGCCGGAACGTCGGCCTTCCGCAGTATCTTCTTCCAGAGGGCCTTTATCGGCAGACATTCAGCCGCGTAAAGTCTCTCCGGGCGCTTCTGGCAGTCGTCCAGCGAAAGACCCTGCACCAGAGGACACCATTCGCACTCAGAGGAGGGTTGCAGGTTCTTTGGACCAGTCGGTTTTTGAAGGCTGGAGCAGGCCAGTTTTGTGAGTTCCATTTCGTTCATCTCTTTCCTGAAATTTCTTGGCATTGGCAAACCAATTGCTTATTCTGCTTCTCGGTTTTGACTTCGCCTTTAAAGGGTTGTCAATAAGCCATATTTTAAACTTATGAATTTCTTTAACGGCGTCAATATCTGGGAAGGCTTTCTTTAATTCGTCCAATAAAGCTGAGTCTTTTTTAATATCGAAGGGATACCCAGGAATTGATCTTAAAATTTCCATCTCCGGGGTGTTGCAATATTGCAACGGGGGCTTACTACTACTATTGTCTTTTGTATATGTTGTCTTTTGTAGTTGCAATATTGCAACGGGTTTTGTCTCAATATTGCAACAGGCAACTTCGGGGGGGTTGTCATATTGAGACAATTTTTCCTTTTCAGGAAGGGCGTCATTATCCGCTTTTTCTTCTACAGGTGTTGCAATATTGAGAATTTTATCTTCGGGGGTGTTGCAATATTGCAACGGGGTGTTGCTTTTTTGCACCACAACCCACTTTGAAAAATCCTTTTGCAGGCCATACTCTACGCCCTCAGGTGTTGCAATATTGAGAATAATTTTACGGGCAATTAGGTTCTTTATCGCCCTGTAAACATTCCCTCGTTTCATACCAGTAGAAAGAACAAACTGGCTGATTGATATTCTATCTGTTTTTTTATTAAAGCCATAGGTTTTACGGAGTATTACGTCCCATATCTGGTTTTCTTCTCCAGAAATACGGATCTTAGCCTTGGCTTCAAGAAGCTCGTTGGCTATTTTGCAATATCCATCTTCGACTTGCGGAGACGCCATTATTTACTCCTTAGTTCCCTCTCACTAGGTTTATATGCCGTAGCCGTAGCCGTAGCCGTCTTCGAGGACATATTTCCGCCCCTCAATAATTACCGAGTCAACCTTGATTTTTTGAATCTCGCCCCGCAAAATCTGTATCCCTTCGAGCATCTCAGCCCGAAACAAATTCAGCCCGTCGGCGAACGCCTGGAGGATAGCCTGGGCGTCCTTGTCCATCTACGCCGCCACCTCGAATCGCAACTGTTGCGCCTCTGCCGGGAGAGCCAGGTTGAACGCACGGCCTACGGCGCGCTGAACAACGACAATCTCCCGGATCTGGTTCGTCATCACGGCGAGACAGTGCGCCGCCTCATCTGGGTCTGTTGGAAAAAAGTATCCCGGCCTCCCGGTGGGGCTGGACGCTATCGGATAGCCCTCCATCCGCAGGTCGCGAATGGCCCGTCTAATCTGCCGGGAGTCACGGAAGCCAAGAGAACCGGCCAGCTCCCGCGCCGTGATAGCCTCTGCCTGGCCTTGGTGAGCTTGAAGGATAGTGAGGACTTGTGCTTTCACTTCGCGCCCCCTCCGGCCAGGATGTCCAGGACTCGCCAGGCGATCCAGGATCCGATCGCGAACGTCGCCACGGCCTTCAGGATGTCCCAGGCGCTCCAGGGCTGCGAATCGGTGTCCACGACATAGCGTTTCTCCCGCAGGCAGTGTGGCCGCGTGTGCGTGGCGCGATGTAAGTTGATTTTGTTCTCGCGGTGTTCTATCATGGCTTCACCTCCGCGAAAGTCTCGCAGCTCGAACAGAAGTCCTCTGCTGTCAGCGGCGTGGCGCAAGCGGGGCAGGCTTTCTTCGCCCTTCTCTCGGCCCTTATTTGGGCCTCCTGTATCTCCATTTCCTCTTGTTTATAGTCCCGCTGATATGTGGGGCTGTTATCGTAGTAAACCACGTGAGTCTCCTTTCTTTGTGTTCCCCCGGAGCCAGCTGGGGGGCCGTCTTTCCCATAAGCCACGGAAGCTACTGGCCCCGGAGGAAGGGGGTTATGCCAACTCGTCCGGGAAGGGAACTGTAGGCGCCTTAACTTTCTTTTTTCCCTCGGCGACGAACGTGAGAGATCCCTGTAGCCTGTTTAATTCGTCCGCGCCCCACTTCTCCAGATCGTCCAAAGAAGCGGCCATCGGAACGATTTCCTGCATCGCGGCTAAAACTTCGTTTTTGGGGATTCCGGCCTTGCGGCTTATCGCATAGACGCCCTTGAGGGCTTCGAGTGTTTCAGGGGCAATGGTCGGGGGCGTCTCAGGCGTTCCGTTCCCTGGCTTCTCGACTTTTGGGGCTTCGGGCGCCTTGACTTTGGGCGGGACTGGTGAGGCGTTCGGCGCAGGAACTCTTGGAGTCGGCGGCAGGACGGGCTTCTCGGATCCAGGATCCGGGGACTTGCCCGCCAGACTCCTCTCCGTCTCTGCCTTGAACTGCGACTCAGCTTTGGCGATCTCCTCGTCTGCGTGTTTCTTCAGAGCCTCTTTCAGTCCGTTGGCGGCCTCATTCACCGAAGAAGGTTCCGGGGCGATCTCTCTGGCTTCATCGTCCAGCAGAAGGCCCGTCACGGCGTCCGGGGCGATCTTGCGGACGCCTCTTGAAGCGGCCCGGTGGAACAGCATTGTCGCTGGGGCAGTTGCCCATGGAGAGTTCTGCCTGACGAGCCCCGCCCTTTGCGCGTCTTTGATCGTGAAGATAGACTCCACAACTGCGGCCCCCCGCGTGAAATGGATATGGCAGGTTTCCTCCGACTCTTCGACGATCTGATACTCAACCCCGCGCCGCATAGCCAGGGCCAACATAAGCTGTGCGCCGGTGCTGAGTTTTCCCTGAATGTTGTTGATGTTTTGGAGGGCGATCATTGGCGGCACCCCGAGTTCGTCCCCATACTCTACGATGGCGAAGGCGCCAGCCTCGCTTTTGGCGTTAGGGAAAAGACCTGACTGAAACAGTTTACAGGCGATCCGGTGAAGTTCCAGGCTTCGGTTCACGTCATAGACCCCTACCGGGGCCGGGAGAGCCACCTCTCTGACAGCGAGCTCAGTTCCCTTCAGATCCTCATTGTTTTTCATTGTTTGCCTCCTCCTCTTTCTGCTACTTTGTAGCCAGAACTTTTACGCCGTCCTGGCTGGCAATTCCATCCGCAACCTTTGTCGCCGTCAGCACGAAGCGGTATTTGCTTTTCTGTGCCGCCTCAATAAAGACGCGCTGGTTTGTGTCGTCGAGTCTCTGGAATTCGTCCACCAGAATTATGCCAAGAGGGCCGCTTGTCGCCTCTGCGATCTGTATGGCGGCGAGGATCTGTTCTCCCTGACTAAGATTTTGAAGCGGCTGTTGTTCGCCCTTCAGATTCGGGAGAGTGACGTTCCCTTCGTCGTCAACATCCATGCCCGTAATGGGCTTCTCGGCGGTCCTAAAAAGCTGATGCGGCAACTGCCGGAAGAAGGTTACTTTTTCGTCGGCCTGCCGTGCGAGTTCTTCTATGAGGGCCATTTTCGTTCTGGCCTGCGTGGCCTGATCTGCGATCTGGACGAAGCCCTTCATCCTCTCGGCCTCTTCTGCCTCGGCTTTCATGGGCGCGGTGTCAATGGCGGGCTGTCTATCGAGGTATTCCTTTGCCTTCTTTGACTTTTCGATAACCGCGGCGATCTTTTCCTCCGTCTTGGAGTCCACAATGGCGGCCTCGGTAGCAATGTTGGACTCAAGGGTTTTCTGCTGGTTTTGGAGTTCAATGATCTGCGCCATGAGTTTTTCGATCTTCTCTTCCAGGTCCGCGATCTGTATTCTGGAAACAGAAGCGTCCTCGGCCTTCTCCTTGTCGGCCTGCTGGCGCAGAAGGGCTATCTCTGCGTCCTGGCCGGCAACGACAGAGGCGGCCTTCTCCCGATTCGCATTGATCTGCTCTGCCATGTGCAGCTCTTCGTATTTGTCCCGAAGCTGAAGTTCTCTCCACTCCTCGGGATCGTAGTTGTCGGGCAGTTGCGCCGTCAATGCCTCAGACTGATCGTTCAACGCCTTGGCGTCTGCGTTGGCTTGATGCCTGCGGTTGTAGTAGAGTTCCGTCAAGGCACGGCAAACCTGGAGGGGGTTTTGTTTGAGGTTTACGGCCGGGAATTCTCCGTCGCACCACTCCTTGATCTTCTCCGGAGAGAGTTCGATCTTCATAAGCGACAGCAGGATCTCCACCTGTTCCTTGGAGTCTGCCTCAACGAAGTCAACCGGGTTCAGGCTGAAGGAATACTTGCCGATCCCGATAAGTTCTTTGAGAAGCGTCTCCGGGCCGCGCTGAACGTCGCCCTCAATTTTCAGCTTCGTTGTGTCTTTTCCGGCGCGTTTGAAAGTTTTGTCGGCTATGACACTCTTTCCGTCCACCGTCATTTCCGCATGGATGGAAGCTGTGTCGGATCCGGTGCGGATGAAATTGGCCCTTCTCTCGCCGTTTGTGAACAGTTTTTCCAGGGCTTCCAGAAAGGAAGTTTTCCCTGTGCCGTTGTCTCCGACAAGGATATTGATCTTGTCGAAGTCCACTTCTCTTAGTTCGATCCCCAGTACGTTGCGAATTTCAACCCTGTTTAGCATTGTCTCTCCTCCTCACTTGTTTTCAGCTACCCTGAAAACTCGGCTGGCCTTTTCGACGGTAAATTCCTTCACGATCTCCGGCCTTTCGCGCTTCAGCCTGTCGGAGTCTAATCGCTTTGTAACCTGCGCCTTCCAACTGATCCTTTCTGTCCCGCAAAATGCTGTCTCCGCATCGCCCATCATTTGCTTCAAGCGGTTGGCCGCGCAGTCTTTGGCTAACCCCTGCGCTTTTTCTTCCTCCCTGGCCCGGAGGAAGGCTTGTAATATAGCTTCTGCTTCGTCCGGCAGGGAGACGGGTTCTGGCTTCGTTGAGGACGCAGGGAACATAAAGTCAAGGGCTGTTCGATCACATGATCCGGCCATTGGAGGAACTCTTGCAAGGACGTGATCCTTCCAAAACTTCTCCTCCAGTTCGATCAGGCGGTTGCAGACTTCCTCATCATAGTCCACCCGGAAGACTTTGAACTCTCTGCCGCCGATCAGGACGGGAACGAGGAAGATCCGCAGGCCAGTTACGGCCATGTAGTGATAGACTTGGGTCAGGTAGTAGTCGGGAACGCCTTCGTCCCATTGGTGGGCCGATCTCTCGCCGCAGGTTTTGGCTTCGATCCCGGCAATGGGTTCATGGGACAGCGTGTTTTCGAAGATCCCGGTTTCCGGGTTATCTGCGTCACACAGAAATCCGTCTAGGGTGGCCAGCATAAGCGGGTGATCGCTGGAGCGATAGAGAGCTGATCCCGGCACAACGATCCCGTTGGTTGGCAGGCCGTCGGTATTAACTCCCATCTCGGCCAGCTTCGGGAGGTTTCTCTGAAGTCTCTTGAGGATCACGGGCTCCAAGTCGCGCCCAGCCTCCATCGCTTCATTGTCGGGGGTTTCCATTCCCTGCCCAGTCTTTTCTAAATAGACGGCAAGCGGACTCTTCCAGGGGTTCAAGCCAGCCAAAGCCGCGACTTCGCTTCCCCCTATGCCGTGAGTTCTTAATTCCAGCCAACGGGCGTTTGAATGTTCGTCGTCGCTGGTGCTTCCTATGATCTCGCAGTGATCGAGGATGTTCATTGGGCCTCCTTCTCTGACAGGATCTTTTCCGCCACAAAAACTTCGCTTCTCAGCTTCCCCGCCGTCTTGATCCGCACGTCCCGGCCCGTCTCAAGGCTTATGCCCACCCAGCCGCCCATGTCTGACTTGCGGGTTATGCGGACGGGAACGATCTTGCCGGAGACTTTCACGGCATAAACGTGGCCTATCCTTACGTCCTCTTTACGCATGGACGCCTCCCGAGAAGATTCTCTCGATGTCGTCCAGCGCTTGCAGGCATGGCCCCAAGATGTTGCGGACGGCCTGCTCTTGCTTGCGTTCGATTTCGTTGAGATCGTTCAGGGCAGAGAGTATTGTTTCAGGCTTCTCGGGGTTGACTTCGCAGAATGTTTGTGGTAAACTGTTCATGGTAATTGTCTCCTTTCTCTTTGCGGCCTCTACAGAAGGCCGCTTTCCTTTTCCTGGTGCGTCGCGATGGCCCAAACCAGTATCGCGAAGCCCACGACTACCCAGTCAAATAAGCTCACTCTCTCACCTCCTATTCCTCTTCTTCTTCAACAACGATCCCCTTTGCCCGTCCTGTCCATTTCCTCAACGACGGGGCCGAACTTCTCGGGATCCTCTTTTGCCGCTTCTACGACGGCTCGAGCCTTGTCTAAAGTCCTTCCGCTTATGCCCACGAAGCGGGCCACTTGATCGCGGGTCTGTCCTTTGTCCAGCTTCAGGAAATTTTCCTTAAGCTGAGGAGTGACTCCGCCCGTCGAAGTAGCCTGCCTTTCCCTTGCCTGCTCTTTAAGTTCTGGTTCTATCGCCTGCGCGATGGCCCACGCCTCAGAAGATGCGAAGTCCTTTCGGGCCACATTCTCCGCGAATTCTCCCTTAACGATCTCCTTCAGGTCGATCATGGTTGCCGGGATCTCCGTCCATCCCAAGGTTTTAGCGGCTTCGATCCGGCGCTTCCCGGCAATTAGGGTTCCGTCTTTTGTGAGGACTACAGGATGAAGCAGGCCCACCTCTGAAATGGAGGCGGCGAGGGCTTCGATGCTCCCAAGATCCTGCCGAAAGCGAGGGCCTATTTTTATTCTTGCGATCTCGATGTTCACAAACTTTTCCTTTCCGACACAAAGTCTGCGAACTGTGCTACATTAGAATTAGGAGCCCCGCCGGGAGGGCAAGACTTCCTCCCGGCAAGGAAGTCCCAGTGAACCTGACGAGTTTCAAGCCCCAATGCTTTGAAGCGATATTTAATTCCCTGCTTCGTCAGCCCTATTTCCGCGCCGCATTCTTCCAGGGTTTTTCCCTGTTGCTTATACATGGCTTCATAGATATGGCGTATGATGTCGTCGGAAATTCCTTTTGGCGCGTTTTTGCTGATATGGTTTTCCATTCTGCTTTCGTCCCTTCCTATAACTTCCGTAACCTTATTGTAACGGATCCCTTTTACTTTGTCAAGCCCTTGCGGAAAATATTTTTATCCATGCCGAAGGAATGTTTTGAATGGGGGTGAATACTGATATTATGCCTATCTTAGCTCTTTACAAAGGCGTTCCGAACAGCGGGCCGGCTTTGCTTGTCAGAAAAATTATGGACGAACATGGCATAAAGTTATACCTTGCACCTGATCCCCACTATCGGAAGGATCCCGCTTCAGAAGTTAGGGACAAGTGATCTTCAGCGACTCTACGCAGAGAAACTGAACGGCGCCAGGGCAGACGGCCGGGAAGGCGGGCTATCAATTTTTAAGGTTCTTGTATTTTTTCATCAGGTCAAAAAGACCCTTCAGCAGGACGATCCTTGTTGAAAGATGAACGCGAGGGATCTTCTTGCCGTATTTTTCCATACGGTATATTTGCCATAGGTGCAAACCTAGCTCCTTGGCAAATTGTCCCTGAGTTAACCGGAACCTCTTGCGGACGGCCCGGATGAACTTTCCTGTTACCATTTCAAGCTCTACCTTTTCCGGCTTTACTATCTCTGGTTTCATTTTGATTCCTTCTTTCGCGGAAGCTCTTGAGCCCAAAGCTCGAATAAATCTCGCAGAAAAAGCAGGGCCTCCGGGTATTCCAACAAGGCGGCCTTGGACACACAGGCTTTATTTCTTGAATACACACAGACGCCTTCGTATTCCACGTTTGCGGCCAGGGAAACAATTTCCTGTTTGGGATAGTAATGGACGGCCGACTTCTTGCCCGTCCTTTTTACGATGGGATCCTCAACCTCCCAATACCCGGGAAGTCTCTTTCTCGGCCTCGCCCCGCCCCAGCCTGGCGAATGTTTCAGCATAATTGCATCACCTCCGGCACCTTGCAGTCAAGCTCTCGCAGATCAATGATCCCCTGGATGGCCGCGCCTTGTCCTCCACAAGCCTTGACCTTGGCTTCAGAAAGCTCCTTGAATAGGTATGCGGCCCTTAATGCGTCCGAAGAGGGAGGAGTGGGGTAATGGGGGGTTTCTAGGACGAGGTTTGTATTTGCGATCTCTCTTTGCAGGTCTTTGAGAGCCTGAAGGACGTGCATGAGAACCGTTGTCTGCCGTTTCACCTGGAAGAGGATCGGCAGTTCTTCGTCTTCCAGTTCCTTTACGGTTTCCATTTGGGCCACGGCCTCGGGGAGTTCGTCTTTCACGTCCACCCCCAGGCTGTCGGCGAGTTTAAGCATTTGCACAAATTCTTTTGTCATAAGACCCCCTCCTGTTGCGCCAATTTTATGAACTTGAATAATTTTCTCAGTTGTTCTTTTTTCTTGGGAGTTAGTTTTGTTAAGTTAAGAGCCTTCTCGATCCTTCTGAGCCTCTCCCATAAAACTGCGTCCTTGACTTGATTCTCAAGGAGCGTTACCCTTTTTGTGAGTTCTTGCGGGAATTCATCTATGCGGCTGAATAATGTCTTTTCTTTTTTCTCTAATTCTCTCCAAAATTCGACAACCCATTGAGGCGCTTTCTGTCTTTCTTTTTTGACCCATCTTTCGATCTTTTTGGTTTGCCTCTCAAAAAGCTCTTCTGCTTTTGTCATAAACGCATGTCCTCCTTAAAAATTCAACGATTTTATCTTACCTTGATTCCAGGAGGCTTCCAAGGCAGATAGCCGCTCTTCGAGCAGCTCCGCTTCTTTTTCGATCTTCTCGATTCTTTCCTCAACTGCCTGCACATGCTCCATTGTAGTCCACATCAAAATTATTGTGCCATTGATCGCACGACATTTCCCTTTTAAGCCCCATTTCCCTAGCTTTAATTCGATCTCTTCGCTCCAAGCGTCGAACTCTCTTCTTGCCGCATCAACGGCCTCTTTAATTTCTCTATAAGCCATCTTTACCTCCTTAAAAATTCGAGTAGTCTGTCTCGATCCAGAACTTTCTCCGTAATTTCTCGTTCATTCATCACCTTCCCCTCAAGAAACGCTTTCCAGTCCAAAACCTCGTTGATATACTCATCCATCGTTCCTTCCGCGATCAAGTCCATCACGACGCAGGTTTTATTCTGCCCGATGCGGTGAATTCTGCCGGCTGCTTGTAGCCACTCGGAATACGAGAACCCCTTATCGTAGTTTATCAAAATTGCGGCATTTGTCAAATCCACGGAAATTCCGCCAACTTCGGGGTGAATTACAAGCAGAGGAATGATCCCGGCCTGGAAGTCCTCGATCCTCTTCGCCCTCTGTCTCTCGGTGGTCCCGCCGTGGAGAGAGGCGGCGTTGTATCGTCGGGCCAGGTATTTATTCATCTCTCGGTAGCAGGTTGAAACCACGGCCTGCCCGCCGTTTCCCAGGATGTCTTCGAGGAGTTCATCCAGGGCCAGAACCTTTGAGACGGGCCCGGAAACCTCTCCAGTGAGAAGCTGATGATGCGCCGCGATCTGTCTGAGTCTAGTCATTCGGGCCAGGAATTGAGGCGCCCGGACAAGTATCTTCTCCTGAGAAGTTCTTTCAACCTCGGCATGAAAGAACGCGTTCATGTGTCGGTAGGCTTCGAGTTGATCTCCTTCAAGTTCGATGTATTGTGCCTTTCGGACTATTGGTGGGAGATCAAGGCAGTCTTTTTTCAGCCGGCGGATCGAAACAGAGGAGACGATCTCCCGCAGTTCATCCAACCGCTTGTATCCCGAGGCGTAATGTTTCTTCTCTTGGATCGTGTATCTACCAAGGAAGAAGGCTTCATCCCCAGCCATGATGGGATCCAGGATCCGAAGGGGAACATAAAGACTCTCGGGCTTGTTGCTCATCGGGGTTCCGGTGACAAGCCAGACGCGAGAGGCGGCCTCGGCATGGCGCAGGAAGGCTTTCGTCCTCTGGGCCTGCGGGTTCTTGATCTTATGGGCTTCGTCTGCCACCAGAACAGCGCCCCAGATGGGCTCCATGCGGGCCAAGATGTCATAATTTATGAGTATAACTTCGGCCTCTATTTTTGGAAAAAAAGAAAAGGACAGGTGCGGCGTGTGTTTCTTGATCTCCTTCGCCCAATGCTTCCTCGCAGTCTTAGGACATACCACAAGAAGCCTGGACGCCTTTCCCCTGCTTCGCAGGATGTCGAAGGCCGCCAATACCTGAAGCGTTTTCCCTAAACCCATCTCGTCGAAAAGTCCGAACTTTCGTCGAGTCAATAAATAGCTAATTCCGGAGATCTGATGAGAATACGGTTGAAAAACGAAGGAATAACCAGAAAGATCAACCTCCTCGCGGCCACCCTTCCGCATAAAGGCCTGAAGTTTAGGCCCGAGGACGATCTCCGCTCCGTATTGTTCCTTTGTCGTGACTTCTCGGACGCGCGAAAGGGGCACAGTCCAGCAGTCTGACCATTGAACCGCCCCTTTGATCTTCGCGACGGTTCCGGCCGTAAACGGGTCGGCGTCGAAGCGAACCTGCACCTGGCCGCCGGAGAGTTCGAGGAAAAAGCGGGTGCCGATCATTTCAATTCTCCCGCGATCTCCTTCGCCGTCTGCGCTGAATTGTAGTTCCGATATGCCCCCCAATACCCGCCGGAGGGCGTCCAGCGAAACCCGTTTCTCTTCAGCTTCGTCCGCACTTCAACCGACGGGATCCCACCAAAGAACAGCTTGATCCTGTTGTCTGCCGGGCAGTCCTCCAGGATGGCGTTCTCCCTCTCCTCGGTGGTAAATTCTGCGGCTTGGTCCCGCTCGATCTTCTCCAGGCGTAGTTTCATCCGGCGAATGTTGGCGGTATTGTTTGTTAATTCATAGTCGGGATAGCCGATCCGCCTGAGTTCGTCGGGCTCAAGAAGTCTCTCGATAGTCTTCTCAGAGTATCCCATTGCCCGAAGCCCATCCAGATCCGGGCCTCCCTTCTTGCGTTTCACGCACTTGTTGACGGCCCTCATTTTCTCCTGTAGTTCTTCGGCCTTGGCGATCTTTTCTCGGAGTCTGGCGCAGGCGTCAGAGTCACCCGCCATAATGGGCCTTAACTCTGGATGGAGGGCCTTCCTGATGGCGTCCAGGGCTCGCTCCCTATACTCCATATACTCCACGGATCGCCGGTGTTCGATGTCATTTCGTTTCTCCATCTGCCGGGCCGGGAAATTGCTTCCACCAGTCACGAAAGCCGACGCACAGCGAGACAAAGAAGAGAGCCATTTCAGGTATCGGGTTCGGTAGCCTGCCTGGTAGCGGGAAAATTCCTCTTTTAATATGGCGATCTTCTCCGGGCTGTCGGCATGTTTGAAAAGGTTTCTCCAGTCCTCCCGGAGGGTTTCCTCGTATTCTCTGGCAACCTGCCTGCCGCGTTTCTCCGGATCCATCGAGTTCCAAGAGAAAGCCGAACGGGCGAAAGCCTCTGAGATCGGTTCGATGTCCGGCGGAATGTCCGAGATGGCTTTCAGCCCGTCAGGGGTTACGGCGTAGGCTTTCCCGTCTGCCGCCTGAAAGAAACCTTCTTTGGCGGGTTCGACGAGAACGGCCTTGCAGTCTTTCCTTGCCTTGAAACACTCCGGCGCCCTCAGCCTCTCCCCATAGGTGTAGGTTTTCACGTCCTCACCCCCTGCCAAACAGTGAGCTTTTCTTCAATATGCTTACGCGCCGCCTCGACCGTGCCGCAGGATGCCACAAGTGCCCCCTCGCGGGTGTAAATATTCCCAACCTGCGAGACGTAGAAAGCGCCGCCGGGAACCTCGACGATCTCATACTCCTCCAAGCAGTCCGATCCCTCGAAGATAGCCGCTCCCGCGATGGCGTCTCCATCTTCCCGAAAAGCCACCAGACAGGGCCGCGCCGGGCCTCCTGCATCCGGGGTAACTTTTCTTTCGATCAGGTAGTAGCAGGCTTCAGCCAGCCCCAAGGGATCCGAATTGATCCCCGGAGAGTAGAGGAAATACCCGCACCTTGCAGGCTTCTTCGTCGGGTAAAGCTGGTTCAGCTTGTTCAGGGCCATGCCTTGCATCACGCCGACGCTTTCTCCGGGGTGGCACCAGGTTATCTCCTGCCCTCGCAGGAGTTCTGCCGAGAGAGTTTTCATAATTTAGCCTCCTTCTTTTTCTGCCTGACGCTTAGGGCCTTCATGCGATTTTCCCCATTGCTTCTGCCAGCAAGGACGTGATCTTATCTATGATATTTTTTGCTTGTTGGGCTGTAATTTCTTCGGCCCAAATTTCTGGGCCTCCTGCGTGGACTAGCAAGATTAAATTTCCCTTGATTCCGTAGCTCTCCTCAGAGGGGAAATAAATTCCTGCCTCTGGATAATAGTTTTTGGAATCTGTGTCAAAGTAAACTTGCTTCTCTCCGTCTTTACAAATCGCGGTTAGAAACACTTCCCTTCCTCCTCTCTCTTCTTGGCCGGGCCAGCCGAAGCCAGCCCGGCCCCCTTTCTTGTTATGCGTTCAGGTGCTTCACGAATTCGTAGGATCCGACCTGGATCTTGACCTCGTAGGAATATGCGGTGACGAGATTCTCGCAGTCCTGGCCCTCGCCCTGGTGCCAGAAGAGCCGCACCTCGGAGCCAGGAAGGAGCGCCTTGATCCTCTGGATCTCGTCCCACTGTTCCGCCGTCACGGACTCCGCCGGACCAGAGGAGAATTCTACGCCGCAGGAGTCGTCCTCCCGGTATTCGCAGGTGCAGATGTCGGCGGCCTTGAGTTTTTGGTAGGGCGCCTCGTTGGCCAGGATCGCGAAAGCCTCGGCCTTCATGCACTCCTCTATTTCCTTCTGAGAGAGGAATCCGGCAGCGAAGCGGTCCTTGCGTCGTCTCTGCCGAGGGAGAACATCATTTCTCCGTAAGTCTCGATGACAGCCTTTAGGCCACCGTCAACGCCACCATACCTGTTATGGACGGCCTTTTCGCCCTGGGCGTCAAGTTCAGCCTCTAGCCATTCGCGGCAGTCACGCGCCGATGTTGGCCGGCGGATTTGTGGGCCAGAAGAGACATAAATTCGCCTCCTTTCGTGTTTTGTCAAGAGTTTTAGGGCGTGGAAAATTTGGAGTCTGCGAACCTCCTTTTAGCCCCGGTTAAAGTTCCCGGCCCGGCGTTTCTTAGCACCGCCTTTTCGGGAAGTCGGCTTCCTGTCTTGATCTTCGCCTCAGCCGACAAAAGGCGAAAGTCTGTTCGGTTAATTATGATCCTTCCTCTATATATTACGGGCAATGGAAACGGGCAGTTTCTCGCCGGGATAGCCGAACCGGATCGCGTCCCACGTTAGCCGCGTTCTCTCGCCTCTTGCAAGCTGTGTCCGACGCATGGACCTGGCCTCTTCCAGGGTCCGCCCGCTGCCGCCAGCTATAAAGCCGTTCCCGTATTCTTCCACCTCGGCAACGGACATGAAGCACTGTCCCAGCTTGGAAAGCCTGCCGCCTGTTTTGGCGTCTATGAAGCCATGATCAAAATATGTTAGCATACTTCTCCTCCTTCTGCGCTTAGAGCCCGCCGGCTAAGTCCCGAAGTCTATCCCATCCGCCGCCGCCGTACCAGCCGCCGGTGCCGCCGTTCGTGGTAATGGCGCCGGTTATTTCAATGTTCCCTCCGCCGGCAGCCGAGATCGATATACTGCCTCCGGCCCCGCTTCCTCCCCAGATATCGTCCCTGCCGCCGCCGTTGGTATATATTCCTTCATGAATGGCCACATCCCCAGCAGCCGAAATATTGACCGCCCCGCCACAGAGGAGATCTCCTCCGTAGGCGGCGCTTGTGTTAATGGAACTATTGACCGTCAAAGTCCCGGCAGTTTCCATGCTTACCGCCCCCCCGGCGGTCGTGATTCCGGTGGTGCTCCCGACAGTTCCCACTTCTAAGTCGGTGCCGCCGGTGAAGCTTAAGGAACCGGATCCGGTCATGTTGGCGGCCAGTGTGTCAATTCCGTTGGATGAATCGGTGAGTGTGAAAGCGCCCGACCCGAGGAGCAGGAGGTTTGCGGCGGTAATGGGCGCGATCTGCGTGGCCGCCCCGCCGGAGGAAAGCGTCACGGTGCCGCTGGTGCCGGGATTGCCGGGATTTCCGTCGGGAGCCTGTGTCCCGGAAGCCTTGCCTTCTCTCGTCCGCATGATCTCGCCTCCTCTCTGTTGCCTCTAGCCTGATGAGTCAATTATAGCATATGTCAATTATAATGTCAAAAGGCAGGCAGCCGAAGAAGCGCATGAGAAGCCGATCTCCAGGCGCGAAAAGAGAGGAAAACCAGGCGCGAAAGGGGGGGGGCGGGGACGGGGCGGAGCGTCCGCCGCGCTGCGATGCCGTAGGCCGCCAGCTATGATATACCTTTTGTCTTCATGCAGTGAACTTCCCTATCTTCCCACAGGTAACGTAGCAAGCATTTACCAGACATATTCCCCTCCTCTCCCCCTCCCCTCGTTCAGCCTCAGAAAAACTCTTCCGCATAATTCCTCGACAACCGCGCCATTATTCCCCCTTTCCGAAACCGAATTTGCTATTTTCTCTTTCCGTGCCTCTGACCTTTCTCTCCTCTCTCCAGGAAAATTAGCCTCCAACCAAAACCAAATTCCGAAACCCGCCCTATTCTTTGCCGTCAAAACCGCTTTCTTTTTAGCCCGTCGGTATCTTTCCACGCCCAAAGTCTTTTCCGTGCGTTTTTGACGCCATTACGAACTTCCCTATTTCCTCTCCCCGTCCGCTTGCCTTTTCTCTGCCTGTGTGGGGAAAATTGGTTTGGATCGGGTTTCAATTTTGCCCTACCCCTAGCCTCTTGACAAATTAGTAGTCGAAGTAGTATAATTCCACCATGAGCCAGAAAACCATAAAGATATACACCGAGACTGCGAAGAAGTTAAAGCTGATCTCTGCGCTTACCGGAGAAAGCATGGTGAAAGTTTTGGATCGCTTGGTGCTGGCGGAGATGGAGAAGGCGATCTTGAAACCTTTTTCTGAATTAGAGGCATTGGAGATCAAGAACCTAGACGAACTGCTGCACGGATCTCTTCCCGTTCCGTCTGGGATATACAAAATGGGAAATAGGATGGTTATGTGCGAACAAAAAGACTTTCCTGGGGGCGCCCATGATGTTATTTTCCAAACGACTTGAACTCGCCAATAAAGCAGAAGAGTGGTGCAAGAACCACGGCGCCGTGGTTGCTCCTCTTGGAATTGTAACAGCCCTAGAGGCCTTGATAAGCCATTCTTGAAACCCTTACTTGAAGGGTTACTTAAACCCTTTCCTAAAGGGTTAGAAGAACCGTTGCCGGAAGGGTATGCCAAACAAGTATCCGTAACCGTATCCGTAACCGTACCCGTAACCGAAGCCGAAGAAGAGACTCCGGCTTCGCCGTCGGACTCTCTCTCCTTGAAAAAAAAAGAAGTACCTGAAAGATGAAAGGGGAAGAGCCAGATCTCATGAATAAGAAAGTAACCGTCATCTACTACCTGTCCCAATCCGGCCAGAAGGAGTCTATTCGACAGGGAGGGGACGGGAAGCAGGACCAGAAATTCGAGGCAGATCTGACTCCTGAGTTGCTGGAGGTTTCCTCTGTCAACAAAGACGGAGACATAATTCTTGATGTTCAAGTTCCCGTGTTTAATAATCCATTGGCTAATTTTTACGGAAGGACATATTTCAATCAAGTTTCCCCGCTATTCGACTCCCCTCAAACCATAGAACAGTTGATCGCATGGAAAAAAGAACAGATAAAGGCATCCGAGGAGGCCGAGAAAAAGGCGAAGGAAGAATACGAAGAGGCCCTGAAAAAACAACAGACATCCTTCGTCGAGCCAAAGCCCAAGTTCTCGGTGTTCGACTGGATAAGGGGGCTGTGAAGTGAGTCTCCCAAAAACCCTTAGCATTTGCGGCTACGAATGGAAAGTTGTCTATGACCCCAAAACAGAAGGCGCCGAAGGAGTCTTTAAAACCAGAACAATTACTATCGGGACCAAGTGCGCCGCGACAAAAGAGAACCTACTGCACGAAATACTGGAGATCATCCTGGTTGAAAAACTGCATTGCTATTGGAATGACGACAAAGGCGGACAGCTATTCTCGTTCGATCATCATCAATTTTGTGGCATAGTCAAAGACTTGTTGGCTGCGCTTAAAGATAGTAAAATTTTCTCCCCATAGCATTGACAAGGCTAGGGGTATGTGATAATATTCTTTTTGGCGGGTTTACCCACGGAAGGACGCAACCCCTCCGCCCTAAGCCCGCCCAAAATATTTAAGCGAAGCGGATGTGGCCGCAGTTTATCGCCGAAAGCGAACCAGACTCATTGAGTCGTTGTAAGTCGGCCTCATCCGACTTCGGATGCACTCCCCAAGGAGGAACAGCATGGATAGCCTTTCAAGGACTCCGATCAGCCCCTATAGCCCCGGAGAAAAATTGCCCTGCACCCACAATGAGAATTGCCCTCATGATCCTCCAAAGATGCCCGGCCATCGTCACAGAGACAAGGACGGTTCTCTTCGCAAGACTTCCGGCGCCAAACACCTCGGAACCCTGGAGGACGATCTCGGAGAGTTTTCTCGACTCAACGATCAGACTCACCTATCCGAACTTCGCGAAAGAACTGGCAAGGTTGGCGTGAACGCAGTCAAGGCCCAGATCAAGAAACAGGAGTCAGTCTGCAAGGTTAATTCAGTCGCGTGAACTGCCCGGTGTGCGGATCGGCAATGATCCATATTGGAAAAGAATGGAATTGCCCTGGATGCGGATACTTCTTTGACGAAAGCGAGGACGACGACAATGGTTGAGAAAGTAAAGGCTCCGCCGACTCCTGCTCAGTTGGCATGGAACAGGCTACTGAGAATCTATCTCTACAGCGTCATTGTCGGCGCGGCGACGTTCGCGGCCGGAAACCTGGGCATGATTCTGGACCTGCTCAAGAGCTTCCACGGCCTGCAGGGGTGGCTCGTAGTGACGGCGGCGGGAGCGATGGGCGGCCCGATTGTCGAGAGCACGCTGAAATTTTTCCGGGCGAAGCTGGCGGCGGAACAAGCGGCGCAGGACGCGGCGGACGCAGCAACGGCAAAATAGCAACATTACAACAACATTGTAGCAACATTGCAAAAACAAAGAAGGACGGTGCAAAAATGAGTTGCCCTAAGTGCGCGGAAAAAGATTTCCCCTCTGGATTATATGTTGAAAAAGAAATCCCCTTGACTATTCCCCCTATCCAGATCAAGGTTGACAAGATTTTCCAGTTCTGGTTTATTGGGAAATGGACGATTCCGGTGAACATTGACGTGGATACCCCGGAACTAGGGGTGACGGCTACGGGAAAGGCCTGCGCGAAGTGCGGGTTTTTCGCCATACAGGACATCAAGTTCTCGGTGCCGTATCCGGTGAAGTCCGTCAGCATCGCGAAAAAGAAGTGAGCGAGAAGTAATTTTACAACATCACCCTATTCTTTGAACGAAAAAAATGTTTTTTCACGTTTAAGAGAAGCAATGATATCTAATTGCGAGATTTGCGGAAAAGAATTCAAAACTTATCCTTGTCGAAATCGGAAAAAATACTGTTCTCTGCAGTGTTGCAGTATCGGTAAAACACAGCAAAAGTATTCCTAGAATTAAAGCCGGTGGAGGAAAATTCTGTTCTCGAAAATGTATGGGCATCTCTTATAGAAAAGCCATAATACGAATATGCCAACAATGCGGTAAAGAATTTAAGACGACTCCCTTTTACATTGAAATCGGCGGGGGATTGTTTTGCTCTAATACTTGCCACGGAAAAGCCCGAATGAAGAGAGAAACGGTAAAGTGTAAACAGTGTGGCAAAGAACTAATAAGGCGACCATCTGGAATGAAAAGGCAAAATGTATTCTGCTCTTATCGTTGCAACGGCATTTATTGCAAGTCACAAATGCCCAATAAAGAAACCTCCATCGAAATAAAAACGATGAAGATCCTGGACTCACTTGGCATTGCCTACGAGACGCAAAAGAGAATAGAGGGTATTTGCATAGCCGACTTTTTCATTCCTCCTGATTTAAGAATTGAGGCAGATGGAAGGTATTGGCACTCGCCACAAAAAGCCAAAGACAAGGACATAAACAAAGATGTTCTGCTGGGTTTTAAGGGATATAGAACATTGAGACTCACGGAGGAGGAGATAAACAAACATCCTATCAGGTGTAGAAACAAAATAAAGAAAGAAATGTTGATGAAAAATGTCTGATGTGGAAAGTCCTCAAATTCAAATGGAGCTCGAAAAAATTTTGTCATTACAGAAAGCACGAGGAAATGGACCTGACGTAGAGATTCCTCCTGTTTCTTTTGAAACCTCCATCGAAGGGAAGATCGTAGATGCCGGAAAACTTCCCGAATAAAAGCCGCTTCGCCAAGCCTTCGGTTGAGTCTCAGGAAGAAGCTGAGTTTGAAATGAGGCTTTCGGCCATAGAAAAAGATGTTCAAAAAAGTTTAGTTTCCATCGCCAGGATCAATATAATTCTCGAAGGACTCAGAAGAGTAATTAACCCAGAATAACCTCGAATATCAAAGAAATAACTAGAAAAACGAAGCAAACCCTTTACAAATAAATTTCCATGTGCTAGAATGTCAGCATGGATACCCCTAGCCTTACGTGCAACATTCCAGAAAAATATAAGAAAACCTATCAGGAATTTCTACGGAGTCCGGCGCCAATGTCTCTCGTGGACGAGATGGCAAAGATGCGGACTCTTGTTTATATGGCCCAGGATGAGGTTGAAGAGAGAAAAGACGTTCCTCCTTCAAAGTTTGAACCGGGCTACCTTGCGAACCTGAAAACCATCACCGACATGCTGGAAAGTGTTTCCAGAACAGCCAAACGCGCCAAGGAAATTCAAGATGGAATAACCCTGAAGGTTGATATAAACCAGAATATGCTCATGCGCTACGTCAATGAAGTGGTGTTCGTGTGTATCACCGATCCGGCGCAGCGCAGGGCAATTCTTGACGCCACCAGATCGTTTGCTTCGCATATAAACCCCGTTGCCTATGAGGTTCAAAAGGCAAATATGCTCAAGGAACACGAGGAATGAAAGAGACTGTCCAGATCCAGGGCGGGCGCTTCCCTTCTCCTGAAGAGATAATGTTTCAGCAGATGGCCGACATTATGCAGTCTCAGGTGGAGATGGAAGAGTATGACAACTCGAAGGATCGAGTCCACGGAGAAATTCAGCAGAAAGTAAAAGATAGGCTTTACGCCCCGAGTTCAGGTTCGCCAAATGTGGTTCTTTTCAAGGGCGCATTGCACACCGGAAAGACAGCACTTGCAATAGACGTTGTTAAAGAAACGTGCCGCAAATACCCCGGAATACAAGGAATGATCGGGCGCAAGACCTACCGCGAGATGGGGGATTCGATACGCGCAGAGTTCATTCAGGACCTACAAGAAAGCAATATTCCATTCAAAGAAAACAAAAAAGAAGACTGGGTTTTATTTCCAAACAGGTCCAGAGTCCTTTTCAGATCAAGCGACATGGCCGCTAAGCTCGGCGGCCTTCCTCTTTCATTCGCAGTATTTGAAGAAGCCAATGAACTTGCAGAACTATACTTCGACACCGCCCTTGGAAGAATTGGAAGGCAAGGAGACGGATACCCTTGGTGGTGCCTTCTCATGACAAACCCTCCGAATAAAGGGCATTGGCTATTCAAGAGGTTTGAGAAAGAAAGAACCGAAGGTTTTTTTGTTTTCTCTGCCTCGATAGACGACGTTCCTTATGTTTCTGAACGATACAAAGAAACCATTAAGCGCCAATATGCCCATTCTCCTTCGCTCTACAAGCGATACGTTCTTGGAGAATGGGGTTCTGATATTTACGGCGATCCGGTTTATCACGGGACATTCAACAAGGAAACTCACGTTTCAGGAGAAGGCTTAAAACCAGAATACGACTTCCCGATCATTCGATCATGGGATTTTGGCTACCATCGGCCGGCGCTTCTTTTTTCTCAGCGACTCCCCGGAAACAGACTCAACGTCCTTCGCGAGTTCATGCCGGAGAAAATTCAAATAGAGCGCTTCCTGGAACTTGGCCTTGAGCGAAGCCTGGATTGGTTCGCCGACTTTGACTTTGTGGACTGTTGCGACTCCCAGGGAGTGATGAAGTCAGACTTGAGCGAGAAGACCAGGCTGGACATTATGAAAAACCCTCCGTTCAATTTGTCGCCCAAATTCAAGAAAGCCACCTATGAATATCGCATTGGAAAAGTAGTGGCCATGTTAAACCGCATGGTGTCTGGAAAGCCTGCATTGCAGATAGACGGAAGATATTGCCCGATACTCATTGAGGGAATGGAAGACGGCTATGTTTGGGCCAAAGAACCGAAGAATGAAGCCGAAAAACGCCATCCAGCCGCCGATTCGTATTATGAGCATTGCCTGTCCGGAAGCTCGTTGGTTAGGACTCTGAATGGCTGGAAGCCAATAAAAGAACTTGTGGGACAAGAATTTTACACCTATGCCTACTCAGAAGAGCACAAAAGACTTATTCCCGCGAAGGCAACTGGAGTCCGCAAGACAAGAGAGAACGCAGAGGTTTGGAAATTGACATACGACAACGGAGAAATAATAGCCACCCCAGATCACTTAATTATGATGCGAGACGGATCTTATAGGGCATTGCGCGATCTTAAAGGGGGAGACTCGCTGATGCCGCTCTATGAAAACGTAAAAACAACTGGACATACTTCTATAGAGCTTAACGACGGCAGCTTTACTTATGAGCATCACTACATATGGCATTGGTTCGGTGGATTCGACAATAAGGGATCAATTATTCATCACATAGACGGAAATGGAAGAAACAACAACCCGGAAAACCTGATGCTATTAAGTAAAAAAGAACACGAGATTACAAGGATAAATAGTCTAAGAAAAAACGTAAAAGAATTTGTCAAAAATTCTCCAGGCAAAAGCCTAAATCCTTGGACACAAGAGAGTAGAGATAAAGTCGGGAAAAGCATGAGAGCATTTATTGACGCGAGTAGAATTGAAAAAATATGTGAAGGATGCGGAGAAAAATACCAAGGAACTCCAAAGCAGATGTATTGCTCTCAATCCTGCCTTTGGAGGATGACTTCAAGAAAAAGAAGAGGAAAGGCGACTTCGTTCCACAACCACAAAGTAATAAGCATTACTCCTTTTGGATTTGAGGATGTCTATAACTTAGAAGTAGAAAAATACCACAACTTCCCCGCCAACGGAATAATGGTTCACAACTGCCAGGATTGTCTTCAATTTACCGTCATAAATTACCTCGAAACCGGGGCTCCCACGACGCGAGAAAGCCCTTTTCAAGGCAAAGAAATAACTCCAAGCTACAGATTCAGATAGGAGGCCCACTATGGACGCCACAAGAGAAATGCTCGAAGCTGGGATCGCCGAGCCTACTGTCGTGGATCAAGGGACGAATACTAGAGAGGGAACCCGGGAAATGTCCATAGCCGAAGCTCTGATGACTGAGGCCCCGGACGATGGAAGTATCCCCATAAAAATGCACGACTCGGACACCACGTCTAAAAAATACGGCGAGATGTCTGACGCAGAACTCGTAACTCGACTTAATACCAGAAGGCACAACCTCGACGACAGAAGACTTATTCATAAGCGTCAGTGGGATCAAAACTGGGACAGATACAACGGCCTCTACGACTTCTCGACAAAGGCCGACTGGCAGTCTCAGATCGTCCCTCCGCGCGTATTCTTCATGGTGGAAAAAGCCGCATCTACGTTTACCAAGGGACTTGCGAAAGTCAAAGAGTGGTTCACGGTTGACGTGGCTCCGGAAAAACAGCCCTACATTGACATGATAAAGCGCATGATGAGGTTCTGGCTGGACAAAACAGACTGGTTTCATTTCTTCTCCAAGGCCATTAAAACAGGGCTTCTCTCCCAGCTTCTTATCGCAAGAATAGGGTGGTCGTATCGCAAAAGAGAGGTTATGAGAGACGGCGAGTTCGTTGACGTAGAGGACGACTTCCCGGAAGTCGAACTCGTGAACCCGTACTTTTTCTGGAGAGATGAAGAGTGTTGTATCGAAAGAACCTACCACCCACTATGGGAGTATCGCCAGCTTTGCGACGAAGGAGTCTATGAATATGTTCCAGAGTTAATGGAAGGCACTCAGGACTTCAGGAATACGCAGGAGAAATACGAGGAGTCTCAGAGAAAAGGAGAAGTTGACGAACCTGTTCCCGATGAGCCTCAGATCGTCATGGATCACTACTGGGGCAACCTATACGATACTTCTGGAAACCTGCTTCAGAAAAACATAACTTACACGATAGCCAACGAGTCCTATGTCATAAGAAGACCCACGAAGAACCCATTCTTCCACCGACAGAACCCATACGTCGTGGCCGGAATACTAGACGTTCCATTCTCGAACTACCACAAGTCTCTTGTCGGAATGGCGATGGGAACCGTTGACGCCCTTATCGAGCTGTTGAATCTTATCATAGACTCAATGAGTCTTTCCACGCTTCAGCAATACGAAATGGACATGGAGAACCTATTCGATCCGAAGCAACTTGAAACCGGGATCATACCGGCAAAAGTATGGAAAATGAAGGGGCCGGGACATCTCATAAACCAGATCGCGCAGCCCGGAGTCCCGAGTGGAGTATGGAACCTGTACCAGGGTCTTGACAAGGAGTCCATGTTCTCCGGTATAGGCGAAATGATGACGGGGGCTCCCCGCTTAAAGGGAAGGGTTTCGGCGCTCGAAGCCTCATTGAAAAGCGGCGAGTCTTCAATGCTCTTCGAGTATTTCATCACCGATCTTGAAAAGACTTGGGTAGAAAAATACCTTGAGAAATTCTTTCTTACAATGCTTCAGTATCAAAAAGACTGGAGCAACCCAAAGTTCGTTCGTTCAATTCCAGAGGCATATCAGTTGGCAAATATGTCTCCAGAGGCCAGATACGAATTTCTTGGAACCGACACCACTTTCGTTGTTCATGGGCTGTCTTATGTTCTTGGACGGGCTCAGGAGCTTGAAAAGATTGGGATGTTTGCGAAGATATTGGGCCAGAACCCGAGATGGCAAATCAGAATGAAAGACGACGCAGTTCTTGGAAAATTCATGGAGTCGTTTAACTGGGAAGCCGACGAGATGCTATACAGAGACGGAGATCCTGAACTGATGCAACGCATGGCACAGATGCAGGCCGGAGGAATGTCTCCAACGTCTCGCGCCGGAGGAAACGCACAGCAACCGCAGGGGCCGCAGGCGCCGACTCCTCCTCAGGTACAAGTTCCTCCGCAAGTCGCGCAAATACTCCAGCAGGTTGGCGGCCAAATACCGCAGTAAAACGTCGAATTTCAAAGAATTAAGGAGAAAAGTATTGACTTTGGTATATTTTGGTGTTATATTGTAAAGGCTAGGGGTATCAAACATGGAGGTGTCATTATGTCTCATCATGTTCCAGACGCCTTAGAGGAACACAAGAAAGGCTTTTTCAGAACCATTCCACAGCACGATCCCGAAGTGAAAACCGTCTCAACTGCTCCCGAAAACAAGGTTGAGAGAGTTTCGGATCCGGACAAAATAACCGGAAAGAATTCGGCTGAGTCCAGTATTGGTGGGGGGAAAAGATGGATTCCGCCGGGACGAAGACACAAGAAGGGAGGTAAATGACGTGAAGAAAGCCGCAGGTAAAAAGGGAACCAAAGTTACCCAGGCCAAGGCCAATAAACTCGAAGGCCACGGAAAGAAGGGCAAGAAGTAGATGCCTTCTCCAGATGTCAGTAAGATACCTCGATTCGATCCTTCTCTCGCAGAAGATATTTCTTTGGGCTCACAAGCTGAGTCATATATGAAATTCTTCTCTGAAAAACTCCGGCCCGTCATAGAAAAAAAAGCAGTTGACGACATGGCGCGGAGCAAGGAGCCGCTTCCTTATGAGGTTCTTATTGGCATCCAGATGAAACTTGTCGCCCTTCGAGAACAGGAGTCGGCGATGCAAAGTTTGATTATCAGGAAATCGGAAGCAACAAGAAGGAGGTAATATGCCAGAAGACACCATGCTGGATACCGCCGAAGAAAACTCCGGCGCCCAGCCAACAGATGAGCAGCCAGAGCAACTTTCTGACAGCGAATGGAAGTCCCGATATGAAGAATCCCAGCGCAAGATTTCTGAGTTGGGAGAAGAGGCCAGACAGCTTCGGGAATTCACTCAGCATCAGAACGCATTGCTCGAACAGGCTACCCGAATGGAGCCGCAACAGGTTCCGCAACAGCCGATCACTACGCCGCCGGGATACCCCGAAGTAGAGCCAGACCTCTACACGGACCCCAAAGGATGGGCAGAAAACGTGAGAAGGCAAGCCGCCCAGGAAGCAGCAAACGCCGCCGCCAACACCATTGTTCAATTTCAAAGAAACCAACAAGAAGCCGCTGCCTTAGAACAGGAATACCTTTCTAAGAGGCCGGATCTGGGCCAAAACAGGCCCTTGGTGAATTTGTTTATTAAGCAAGTGATGGCCGAAGGCGGATTCAAAACCATGAGAGCTGCGCTGGACGAGGTGGTCAGGAGATACGATGAATACCAAAAAAGCGCAAACATGAGCAAGCCGAAAAGCGTTTCTACTCCTACTCCAAGGGCGGGGTCCAGTCCAGAAAGGCCAGCGGGGTTTACTCCGACAACCGGAGTTTCCGATAGGGTTTATGGCGACAAAGAGCGATCAAGGGCTCTCGACGAAGAAGTTGCCAGACAAAGGGATCTCGCCAACAAAAGAGCGGGCCTGAAATAACTAAACGGCATAGCTCCTGAATGCGCTAAAATTCAGGAGGTGTAAATATGCCACAACAGCAATGGCTAGTGACCGCGGACGGCGGAGCGTGGGCCAATGAGGGACTCAGCAGAGAACTCAGAGTAGCGGCCCAGCCCCTAATGCGGTTCCTTCAGCCCGGATTCGTCCGCATTGAAAAGGACTATGGAAAAGGAAAGTCCGACAAGATCAACTTCGACAAAGTTTCCAATGTCCAGACAGAGGGAAGGGCGGTAGCCGAAGACGAGATTTCCCCCAAGACCAAGGTGCAGACCTACAAAGGCGAGATCATTGTATCGGAATACATGAACGCCATTGACTACACCGGGAAGCTGGAGCTTCTGTCTCAGTTCAGCCCAGACAACATCATCCACCGGGCTCTTCGAGACGACATGGCGAAAGTCAGAGACAAGGCCGCCGCCGCCGCGTTCCAGAAAACCAAGTTGGTTTACGTTCCTACCGGAACTCTGGCGGCTCCGACCTACACGCTCTACACCACGGGAACTCCCCTTGTGGCCTCGACTCGCGGGATCTCGACTTATGACGTTAAAGTCATAAACCGGCTGATGAAGATTTACAACATTCCGTTGTTTGACGGGCAGAACTTCATGGCCGTGGGATCGGTGAATGGATTTGCCGATCTGTCCGACGACCCTACTTTCGAGAGGGCGGCTCTCTATGGAGATCCAGAGAGACTGTTCACTGGAGAGATCAAAAACTACTCCGGAGTCAGGTTCCTCGAAGAGAACAACTCTCTGAATGGATCTCTTCCCGGAGGTTGTGGAGAGGTTATATTCTTCGGAGCCGATCCGGCCGTGCAGGGATTGGCGATGGCGCCTGAGATTCGATACGACATTCCCCGCGACTTCGGCAGGCAGAAAGGGCTCTGCTGGATCTCCCTGGAGGGTTTCGAGATCACATGGGACTATGAAACTGAGGGCGAGACTCACGTTCTCAGAGTCTATTCCGCATAGGAAAGGAGGAAAAAAACATGGGTTTCGCAGATGAAAGGTATCAGTCCAAAAAGCCCTATGTTCATCCGATTGAACTGGATTGCTCCGGGGCCACGGCCACGGAATTCACTCTCGATTTCGGAATGCCTGTAACGCTCAGAAAGCTTGGCTTTCAGGTTTCAACCACATTCAACTCGACGGGCGACACCGTGATCTCCGTAAAGAATTCCAGCGGGACGGAGAAGGCTACTCTGAATATCCCCACCGGGACCGCAGCTAAGTCGCAGTTGAATTCTGACGAACTCGGGACTCCGGCAAGTTCCGGAGCCATTGAGTTTTCTGACGGGATCGTAGCTCTGTGTCTCAAGACTGCCGCAACCACGGCAGGCAAGGGATACTTCTACCTGTTGCTCAACGAGATGTTCGCTTAGGGATAGGCGGAGGCCAAGAATGGGGTATGCGCATGAAAGATACCAGAAGCCGATACTATTTTTCCTTCCCGACGAAATTGACGTTTCGGAAGTTGGGAAAAAGATTGTATTCCGGTTCCCAAGGCCATTTTACATTGCGTACACCGCATTCTTGGCCCAGAGCGATATAATTCATCAGGGGGTGTCGCCAAATCCAGTTCCCGTAATGTTTAAGTTTGAATTCGACAACCCGCCTAGTTCTTTAAATTCAGGATTCGACGCACAGGGCTACCCGTATCCAATGACGCCCTCCGGAAGCATGATAATGTCTCCATACTTAACATCCGCTCCATACTACATAGACGGAGACTTAAGCATTGAGCTGGTAAGCCCCGGAGTTAGCGGAACCGTTTATCTGGAAATTATCGCATACGAAAAATTCTACAGGTCAGAGGCATAAATGGGCGCATTACACGATAGATATATGTCCCTTATAACGGAATTTGTCCCGTTTAAGATGGACTTAACTACGGCGGGCTTTAAATTCCTGTATCGCTTTCCACGCAAGTTCCGTCTTAAATGGCTTTATTTTATATCTGAAAACGACTTGGTTTCAAGCGATCCTATAGAATTTGACATTCAGCTAACGGGAGCAATTCAGCTTGTTAGATTCACGATAGACCCGGTTAATATTCCTGCCGGAATAACGATTGTCAGTCCGGAGTATAGCCTCACGATGGATACTTCTTTGAAATGCAACGATGGAAATTTGTTCATAAGAAAGACAGCCGATCAGGCATTTTCTCTCCCTAATGTTACCGGATGCCTTGGGCTATGCTTCTATGAACTTTTTGATTAAACAAATTTTAAGGAGGATGTAACAATGTTCGACAAACGGAAGCCGCATGAACTTCATGGAGGAAAGGATCTGAAACCCACTCTTACCCAGGCGGGGCTTATCTACGATGGACACGCTCCAAACAGCCGATCTCCTATCGGAAGAATAGAGGATGGCGTTCCTTTGGGATATGCTTCTCCAGGCCACCCGGTAAAGACTTACCAGTTCTCCAACAATCCTCTTGCAAAGGAAGAGCCGACTCCGGCGCAGGTTGAAGACATCCTTTCCGAAGTCCTTCCCGACGACAAAGACTTCGTTCCGAAGAACAAGGGAAAGAAGGGTGGTGGTAAGTAATGAACCTCACTCAGCTTAAAACTTCAATTCTACGACAGGGAGGGGCCTCTGACGACGCCACTGCCGTTGCTACCGTAACGGAATGGATTAACAAGAGACAGAGGATGCTCTGCGAGTATTTCCCTTTCTGGTTTCTCGACATCTACCCGTCGGCCCAGACGTCGCTTATTCCGGTCATTGAGAAATGCACGGTTATAAACTCTTCTCCTACGGTTACTGGAGTCGGTACTAACTGGCTCACTACGGCCCAGATCGGAGATAAGTTCTGGACTACTGCTGGTGCGGTTTACACCGTATTGGCGGTTCCAGCCGACACAACTATCACGCTCACTACTCCCTACGCCGGCCCCACGGTTTCTTCCCCTTCAACCATTGATTGTTCCCTGACTCGCAACGACGGATGGTTGTATCAGGGATGGCTCGTCATAACTCCCGGCCAGAGTGAGTATCCGGTTCATGGAGACGTTCTCGCAAACAAGGAATTCATCCAGAAGATCAGGTGGGCCAAAAAATACGATCCTACGCTTGGAACATATTCCGATGAGCTTGCAATAGGCGCTGAACAGAATTTCTTCTCAGACTCCTCGTATTTCGCGACAGGAGATCCGACTAAGGTGATATTCTACGACAACGCCAACGGGACGCTTCTGCGTTTTGCGCCCATCCCCACAACTCCGACCCTCGTTGCGATAGCGATGGTGAAAAAGAACCTCCTCGATCTCGATCCGGCGTCAAACCCAACAAACTACCTGACGGTGACTTACCCTCACATTCTGATAGACGGGGCGCTGGCCGAACTGTTCAACTGGAGTGGAGAGACGGCAAAAGAACAAGCCCATGAAGCAAAATTCCAGGCAGCGCTTCAGCAACTCAGGATGCACTACCAGCAGAAAACCACCGGCGACATTGAACTTCTTGTGCCAAAGACAGGGGCGAGAGGAATTGCAAATGCGTGATTACTCCGCCAAGAAAGCGGCTTCTAGGGATTGGATACCCAAGCCTTGTAATCCCAAGGCTAGAATATTAAGGGAGGCATTATGATCGCGGTTCATGACGAGTCCGCAGCAGGGACAGGAATACTCTCTCTCGGAGAGGGAGAGCTTCTGCCTGTGTCCGCACCGGTGACAATCCTGAGTGGTGTAGGCGGGATTCACGGCAATGAATTTTCTGCCAGCGTTTGCAGCTTTGCAGGAAAGATATGCGATGAATTGTCCCCATGCCGCATCCATAATGCTCTTGGCAAGACAGCGATTGTGAACAATCCGGTTGCTTTGGATGTCCTCCACGGAAATCACCCCAAAGCGATTGATTATTTTTCTGGATTCCTGATGAGCAAAGTTTGTGCGCTTATTGGTTATACGCTCGTGAATGCGAGAAACTACTTTGCGCGCCTTTGCCCTTTCAAGGGTTCCCTTCTCTGCCTTCGACAATTTGCGTTGAGCATTAGCCAGCGCCTTCTCTTCTTTGCGGAAAAAGCGGGGATTTTCAATTACTTCTCCTGTAGAGAGCGTGGCGAAGTTAATCAGTCCAACATCTATTCCAACCTGTTTAATAGATTCTGGAAGAAGATTGGGTTCGCCTACACAGGAGAAAGTAGCGAACCACTTTCCGGATCTTTCGAGTCTAATGCAACAGGTCTTTATTTTCCCTTCGACAGGACGATGAAAGGCGGCCTTGACAGTTCCTATCTTGGAAATTCTAAGACCCCTTTTTGTTATTTTAAACCCTCCGTTTGGCGATCCTTGAGGAAAAGTAAAACTGTCGTATCCGTTGTTCCCTCGAAAGCGAGGATAACCAGGGGCTTCTCCTGCTTTTACTCTTCGGAAGAAGGATTGAAAAGCCAAGTCTATTCTAAGGGCGACATTCTGAAGAACTTGGCTATGAACCCCTTTCAGGGAAGGTCGAGAGAGCTTCAAGGACGGAAGTCTTCGGTGGAGATCGTACAACCCAAGAGATTCTTTTCGTTCTTCCCATGCCGTCTTTCTCTGATCGAGAAAATAATTATAAAGCCAGCAACATTCTCTAAGAGTATTCAGCAGAAGACCGCATTGTTTTTTTGTTGGATAGAGTCTAAATTTAAAGTTCTTATGCACAAGTTTATTATAACACAAGAACCTTTAAAGGTCAAGGAGGACTAAATGGCTTGGGATTTAAGTAAACCCACCGACACCTCGGCGAAGAACATCTTCCCGGCGCAGAACAGGTATGACAAAACATACCTCGATACCGCGCTTGACATGGAACATACTTTCCCTGGCGCGGCGGCAACTGATTGCCTTCACAAACCGGCGGCCTCCAGAACGTATTATGTCGCGGAAGCCCTGGCCCCAGTAGCCCCTCCAGACGGACAGCATATCTTTACTACCGACACCAAGGCGGGATACTTTGCGAACCCGGCGGCCTTTGCGGGACACGCGACGGTGGTAAACGGATCGGCAACCGTCATTGGCGCTGGAACCGCTTGGCTTTCGACCGTAGCAAAAGACGACTTATTCAAAATAAACGCCGTTCCGGGAACAACCTACAAAGTCCTTAATGTTGTCAATGACGGCGAACTTACTCTCTCGGCGGTTTATGGAGGGGCTGGGGCGGGACCGGTGGACTACACCATCTGGAGTCTTGAGTACGAACAGATAGATCCAACGTCTTATCTTCCCGTTTCAAGAGGAGGAACCGGAGTCGGGGCGTTTACTCCTTATGCTGTTCTGTGCGGAGGAGCTACGGGAACAGGAGTGCTTCAGGCCATAGCTTCTCTTGGAACCGCAGGGCAGGTTTTGACTTCCAACGGGGCCGGAGCTTTGCCTACTATGCAGACTATTCCCGTTACCTCAATAGCGAGAGGAGGAACGGGGCAAACCACGGCGCAGGACGCCATTGATTCGCTAACCTCCGTGGCCGGGGCCGGGAATGAGGATCTTCTAACAAAGGACACCGCCACGGGGAACGCTATTTTTAAGCCTCTTGCGCTTCCAATATTTAACTACGCCCCGGTAGTAAATGGACTCAGGATAAAAACTACCTCCGCGCACGAGATTTCTCTTGCGTCAAACCAGGTATTCCTTAATAGTGTCGCAAATACTCCTAGTCTTGCCCTGACTGCAGATATAGAGGTGTCGGGAACCAATGGTTTGGATACAGGGTCTGAAGCGCCAAACACGTGGTATTACCTGTTTTTTATCTACAACCCAGTTACTACTACGTGGGCATCGCTAATATCGGCAAGTTTGGTTCCAACACTACCTTCTGGATTTACTTACTATACCCTTGTTGGGGCGGCAAGAAACGACGGATATTCCAACTTTATTCCATTTAATCAAGTTGACTATACGTCCATCTATGACGATCCTCAGACATGCGCTCCAACGATAAATTCTGGGGCTTTTACCGCCATTACCTATTCGGCGGCCATTCCGGCGATAGGAGACTGCGGAATTTTCACGCTTGAAGCCTACAGGCTTGCCGGAGGAACATTACAGGCTTGGGCTGACTTGAACAATAATAATACTCCATCTGCGAGCCAGATAAACGCACGAGTTCCGGTTGATGCGTCCAATAATAATTATGGATACGGAAGCGGAATGATACCACTTTTGTCGGGAACGCTTTATGGAAGGGTGGGCGGAGAGGTAACAGCAACAGCATTGGTCTATGTAAACGGATTCATTCTTCGGAAGGGATTATAATTTGAACGCAGTCAAGAACACAATTCTAAGGGTTCCTTATGACGTGCCAAACCCCGGCGGGGGGTTGGACACTCTTGGAATTCCCACAGAGATCGCACTCAACAAGTCTCCCGACTCGCTGAATACTCTATGCCTACATGGAAGGATCAGGACAAGGCCGGGGTATAGGCTTGCGATCCCTACAGTCCTTCCGGCGCCGCCAAACTTCATAGGATACAATACCATCTATTCTTCCCGTCCTATTGCCGCTGTCGCGCTTGATGATATTTACGCCTACAACGCAGTAGGAGCGACGTGGGTTGCGCTTACGGCAACTCTTACCGGATCCGGCCCCTATGCCCCGCAGTCGGCAGAGTGGTTTGTTGCTCCTTCTAGATACCTATGGACAAACGGACTCGATGGAATAATTGAATGGGATGGAAACATAGCCAACCCTTGTGCCGCGATGAGTTTATTGCTTGGGGCTCCTATTAGCGCCGCCCTTATGTGTGTGTGGGCCGACAGACTTTGGCTTGCATACATTGAGACTGCACCGGCCGTCTGGAACACAATGAGAGTAATGTGGTCTAACTACAGGGCTTATACCGACTTTACGAATGGATCGTGGGGATTTGACGATCTGCTTGACGACTTCACTCCGGCGACAGGAATGAAGGCGTTGGGGAAAAGCCTACTCGTTTACAAGCAGGGAAAAATATTTTCCTATTCCCAAGGTGGATACCCGATATACTTCCCGCGCCAAACCGTTTGCACCGACAAGGGAAGTGCCTCTCCTGACTCAATTCAACTCATCGAGGGAGGACACGCCTTCCTCGGGGGAAATATCGAGAATGTTTACTGGATCACTACTGGACAACAGAACCCGACTCCTATAGGTGATCCGATCAAGAAATACCTCAATGAAATAGATCCCACTTTGGCTAAATACTGCACGTCTTATCACGACAAAACCAACAAATTATATTGGCTGTTCACGACATACAAAAAGGGCTTTATCTGGAACTACCAAGACAATACATGGGACAGGTTTGAACTGCACGACTCCATTGCGGGGACCGGGGGACTGACTCAGCCGGCCACCGTGTGCAATATGACGGTTTCCCAAACAACCGCCCCGACTTGGGATGAAGACACTCAGCCGTGGTATATGGACGACGAAACGTGGGATGCCACAAGGCCAGCGACAGCGGAGGCCATGTGTTTAGGGACCGGAAAATATGTCGTGAAGGTTGACTTCGCCGAAGTTCTTGACTGGGATACCCTGATAGAGTCGCACTACCAGTCGAAAGTTTTCTACTTTGGAGGAGACAACGCCAAGATGGACGCCGTTGACGTTCACCTGAAGGGAGTCATAGATATAACGGCCCAGTTCGCAAATTCCGATGACTCCATTGACTATGTAGAACAAATTCAAACAGACGTTGGCGCGGCTTATCCACTTATGGGAGGGAACAGAGTCTCCTTCAGCGGGACCGGAAGAACCATCGGGCTGAAGTTTTCCAACGACACCTCTCATTTGCCGTTTGTAATTTCTCGGTATCTTATCAGAGTTTTGCCCAGAGGGGAAGTCTGGAGGGTGAACCTGTGATCGATCCGATACAGGAATTAAGGCCGATGCCGGAGATGCCATTTTTCTCAATGCTGGATCCGAGTATTCAGAACTGGCTTTATTCATTTTATCTATGGTTTCAGGACTTCGTAAATACGTTCAATTCAATGGCAAACTCGGCCAATAATAACATACCAGAGGTTCTTCTGGAAACCACAGGAGACACGCCTACGGCTATTTATATACCGTTCAATGCCAGCGTCAACGAATTAAAGCAGTGGGTTCAGATAGACGCCGCAGTTCCCTCTTTTTTGATAACCATTGTGGCTTCTAAAATTCAGATAGACTTCGCTCTGCCCGGTGCGGGAGTTCCTATTGCTTGGACGACAAACGAGATATTCTACGCCAATGGAATTTCAAGCGCAAAGGCATTTCAGCTATGGGGAGTCGCGGCGCTTCCAGTCGCATCAGCAACCTATGACGGAGTAATGATGAAACTCCTCGGGCCTCCGGACATTCTTTATATCTGCCTGAAAGACGCCTTCGGAGTCTATAACTGGAAACTCATCGTGAGTGGATAGGAGAGACATGATACGAGAAGTTGAAATAAAAGACATTCCATTGCTCCTGGAACTCATAAATAAGTTCCATGAAACCCCTCGCGGGAAGATGGTTCTTGAGTCTGGAGTGGACTACAAAAAGCGCCTCTTCCTTATGCTTTCCGGGATGGATGCCATTTCCTCTTTCCTTGTTGACGACGAAGTGACAAAATTTTCCTTTGTTTCCTACGGGAACGATCCTGGCGGAAAACTCGTAGGTTGTTTTGACAGATACTCCACAGATGTTCGAGACGAAGAACTTCTCCGGGCCTCAGAGGAATGGCTTATGGTTCGCGGAGTCTCTTTGGTTCGCGGTATCTGCAAATGCAAGGGGAAGCAGCACGATCACGATGGATACAAAATTACAGCTTACATAGTCGAAAAGGAGCTGGTTTAATATGTGCCTCGGACAGCAACAGCCGACAGTTACCCAGGTTCCGGCAAGCGTTCAGGAACTCAATATGGATCCCAACAAGATCCAATATCCCTCATGGATGACTCCGCTTTTCTCTGAACTATTCGGGCAAGTCGGATCCGCGCTTCAACAGGCGGGTCCTTATCTTGGCGGAGGATGGAGTATGTTTCCGCAGGCAACCACCGGACAGGCAGCCCCCTCCGGACAATGGGGGCAGTTTCCCAGGGAAGCAACAACTTCGAATACCACTTGGCCCAACCTTGTAGGGCAGTCAGAGGCGGCGGCGGCAGGACAGGGATGGCAACTCAATCCCGCGTATTCCGACATCGCCGCGCTAATTCCAGGAGCGAACCAGGCCAACGCAGATTTTGCAAGTCTTCTGGCCGGAATGAACGCTCCCAAAGGGGTGAAGTAGATGTGTATAAACCCCCAGACAGCCGGATCTTATAACCCGACATCAACTTACACCCCTTCGCGGCGCAGAAACGGACTTCCAACTTCAAGAGTATTGCCAGAAGGACAACTGCCTGCCTCGACTCCATCGGCAGGATCTGATCCAAGGGCAGGAACCTATGGATGGCCCTCTACTTCGGCGTCTAATGCAACTCCTCTTCTTCCTTCGGAACTCACCAATTCATATCAGGGCTTCACGAATACAATGGGAGGGCTTTTTTCTGGCCTAAACCAGATGCAGCCATTCGCCAACGCCAACTTGTTTAACCTTATGACGGGACGGACGGCGGGAAACATCTCCGACCAAGTGAACCAGCAAATAGCCGGATACGATCCGATGGCAAATCCCGCCGTCCAGAGCGTCATATCTGCGGCCAAAGGACAAGGGCAACAGTCTATGCAGGACGCCATTGATAGGGGAATGGCAGAATACGGAGGACTTGGGGCCTCGACAAGTGACATGGGGAGACTGATAGCCAACGAGGCGCAGAAACTCGGGACGAACCTTCAAACGACGACTGCAAATGCGGGAATGAGTCAGCTTCAACAGCAACAGCAATTCCTTCAGTCGTTATTCCCGTCTATGGCGTCTCAGGGATCGCAGGCCGCGCTTGCCATGCCGGGAATGATCCAGGGCGCAGGAGCGGCAGGAACCGGGGCCATGCAGAACCTCTACAATACCTATCAGGAAACCGCCAACAAGCCGCTTCAGTATGCGCTTCAGCTTTTTGGAATGGCGCCATATACTACGCCTACCTATGCAACCGGGACGAATGTTGTGACTCAACAGCAGTCAAGCAACCCTATATCCACCCTTTTGCCGCTTCTTTCTTTGTTCGGACTTTAAAGGAGTGATCTAAATGCCGCAAGTCAATCCAAATATCATTCGAGGAGATACAACGGTCGTAACCGAGCCCTCGTTCTCGGATCAGCTTTTGGCCCTTATGCAAGCCATTTCTCAGCAACAATACCAGCAGAGAATAGCGAAGACTCAGGAGGACTATCAGAATTTGCAGGAACAGAAGTTTGCGACGGACGAAGCTCATTGGACTCAGGAGCAGGATCCCACTTTTGAGGACTTCTTCAGTAAAACATGGCTTCCGGCTTATCAACAGGCTCATCCTCAAGCTCAGTCCGCTCCAAAAGAACAGGTAAGCCCTTGGGGTCAACCAATACAGGCGCAGACAAATCCCTTGGCGGCACTTATGAATATATTCGGTGGAGGAAATTATGGCAGTTGACCAATTCGGACAGCCGATCCAAAATGCTCCCGACCTTATTGGGTTCGCGAGAACACTTGCTGACTTTGCCATGAGAGGAGGATCTCAGGGGAAACCTCAGGTCACTCCCGCGCAATCCGCAAAACCCGCTCCTCAGATGCCCGCGCCTATACAAAAACAGGTGCCTACCCCGCAACCCCCTGTCGCGCCACAACAAGATGCCCTAAAGGCTCAGGCATATCAGGACTACATGAAATACCTCTACATGAGAGGCGCAAGAAGAGCCGCCATGAAGGGGACTCCGCTTCCCCTTTCGGAGACCCAAGAACAGCAATTCCCCGAGCAGGTGGCACAGAAGGCGGGACTCGCTCCAAAACCAATAGACCCACATGCCCTTCCAGCATTTCAGAACTATCTCTTTAAAATAGACTCAGGGGCTAAAATTGATCCGAAGGAGCAAAAATACATAGAGTCTGTTTATCGAAACAACCCTGAACTCGCGTCCAATACAATGGCGATGGCGAGAGAGAACATGACAAAACAAGGGATCCCACTTCAGAGAGAAATTATGAGGCAAAAAATAGAAAAAGACAAGATCGCTGGACGCCTTGAGGCCATAGATAAAACAACGTCTGCTCGACAAATTCTTATGGAGGGACTTGAGAGAGGAAAGATGAGCCGGGAAGAATTTAAGCAGGCCCAGGCCAACGCCAGACATGCCGGAGACTTGGAAGTTAAAGGAAAGTCTTTGGTTATAAAAATGGAACAGCTTCAGCTTCAAGCCGAAGAAGCTATTGCGCGGCCATTCGACCAGATGGCAATAGTTAAGGCCAAGATGTCTATTGAGTCGCTGAAGGCAGACAGAGAAAAAATAAAACAGCAAATATCCGTGCTTTCAAGCCTTCAGAAAAACCCTTCTTTGAAGCCTAAGCAACAAAAAGAAATAGCCGCTAAATTGGCTGCTCTTATAGACGCCTCTCCTTCTATTGACGAGGCGCTGGGAGATGCAGAAGCCAAGTTGTCTCCATATACTTCTCCTGCTCTTGAGGACTTGGTTAAAAAAATACGCCAAGGAGTTCCTGAAGTCCCCAAGGCCACTCCTTCATATCCGCAAGAATCCCCTCCCCTTCCTCCTGGTATTCCAGCGGATCAATCGCAAGTCGGAGAGAGGATTGTCGGTGGAACCCCAATAACAGGCGCTCCAATATTCACAATGGATCAGGCAAGGGCAGCAGTAAAGAAAAGAAAGCCCAACTGGACTCCCGCTCAAATAGACGCCGCTGTTTATGTTTCACGCGACAAAGGAAATGTCATCATAAAGGAGTAACATGGATCCCTTTGCAGAAGGAATATCAGAAGTAGAAAAAGGAAATGCGAAGCAGTCTCTTTCTTCAAACGATCCTTTTGCGGAAGGCATAGGGATCGTAGAAAAGCATATTCCATCTCCAAAATCCAATCCCAACATCCTCGGCGGATCCTTGTCTTCCGAACAAAGCCTTGGAGTATTCCAGCAAGAACTCAAGCAGAACTTGGAACCCTATGCGAAGGCTCATCTTCCCACGGAAACAACTATTCCGTCCATAGCCTCTATAAAGTCGGGAGGGGCAACTGGAACCATAAATAAGCCCCTGCTGGACTACAACGTCCAGGACTTAGTTGACGCCGCCAAGTCATCTCCTCCCGAGTCAAGAGACGCATGGCTTTATCTGTCCGCAAGGCCGCAACTGCTGACAAAAGGCGCCGTGGATGCGATGAAAAAGCACCCGGAGAGAGTCGGAGAACTGCGATACTGGCTAAGGAAAAAAGAAAACAAAGAACTTCTTAATGACGCGATGGAAGATCATGACTGGGCCGTAAAAGAACATGGGGCCTTGTCGCCCATTCAGTTGTTGATCGAACATCCGCAATTCATGGATCCCGACTTCAAGAAGGCAAAGCAAATTCTGTCTCAGCCGTTTTTCCCAAAAGGAGTCCCAAAAACAGCTATGGGGCTTCCGGTTGTCAAGCCACAGGGCTACTTGGACGTTGCGCCTTATTGGAGATCGGTAGAAGAGGAAAAGAAGAAAGACATTCGTTCCACTCCACTTGAAGCGGCAAGGAAATGGGCCGAAGCGCCAGTTTTGAATACAATTCCCAAGAAACTCATTCCGCCCGGATCTCCGCAGGAGTTTGTAGCGGCTATTCCAGACGCGCTTTACGCCAGCATGATCGGCCCAGCCGTCGAAGACGTTGCCGCCGCATCGTTGGCCGGATCTCCTCTCGGAATGTTAAAGGGAACTGCGAACCTTGCCCTTCTTGGCCTTCCGGGGTTTCTTGGAAAAGGTAAGGCCGCCGCTTCAACAGCAAAAGAAGCCCCTGCCATCGCAGAGGAATTGGCAAAAGCGACGCCCGAAGTCAAGGAGACTCTTCAGCTTGCCCCCCGGAGAGTTCCAGAAGTTCCATTCCCGACTGACGCAGAAGCAGGAATTACGAGGGCTATTCCCTTCCCTGCCAAACCCTCTGCGCCTGCCGCCCCTATCTCTCAGAGCCTTTCTCTTGCCGAGAGAACGGGGCCGCTTGGAACACCCCCCAAAGCGCCTTCTGTCATTCGCGGGATACCTTCTCCTTGGCAGAAAGGGCTTCAGCTTGCGGAGAGGCCGACGGCGCCGTCTGTTCATGTTCAAGCCCCTGCCCCAGAGTTGGCCGGACACAACCCGAGAGCCCTTCAGTTTGAACCATACGTCAAAAAGATACACGACGAAGCAGAGGCGTTTGACAGAGTAGTTCCTAAGAACCCTATCCCTTTGATCGGCTTCAGAGAAGCGGGGGGAACGCCCCAAGAGGCACTTCAACTATCGCAGGCCGCCGCCAAACTTCCCGAGTCGGAACTTGTAGAGGCCGCCGCCAGAGTCAAGAAGGGGAAGTCAATACCGGAAGCCATAAAGCCAGAACAATTTGCTTCCAAAGAAGAAGACTCAATCGCGAAGGCTGTTGAAAAAAATATAAAGAAAAGGGCTCGCAAGGCCAAAGAGGATCAGGAATTTGCACAGTATTTTGCGGAACAGGAACCTAAGCCTCCTGCTAAAGTCGCGTCCAAAATTCCAAAGAGCAAGTTACCAGAAACACCTTCTGATGCGATAAATAAAATAAAGACAATTTCCGCCAACTCTCCTATTAATAGAAGCGAAACTCAGGCAAACATTAGACATGCAAGCAAGGTATCAGAAGTGGAGCATGGAATTTCTCAGAAAAATATAGAAAAATCCAGTGTCAAGTCTCTTATTGAAAAGACTAAGGCAAAAATTCCCGCAACAAAGACTCTTGCACTCTCCGACATTATCTCTCCGTTGAGCAAGATCAAAGGAACACTAGCAGAAAACAGAGCCGCCGTAAATAACTTTCTTAGCGAGGCATACGAGAGATTCGACGTCCCGGAAAAAGAAGTTCGGGATAAGGTTTTGCCGTATCTTCGGGAACACCTTGAAAAAGGAACTCCCATAAAAGAGATACTGAAAGACGCAAGAAAAATAAAAATAACATCTATTCCCGCTATCCTGCTTGGCGGACCATCCTTATACGATCAACTCCATAAAACCGATCCAGAGTTCAGAAAGTGGGCGGACGAAGTGTCTCGCAAGCAGCAGATAAACCAAGCCAGGACATATCTTCCTCTAAATCCATTTATCGGGGTTCAGGATAACGACATCG